CCCCCCGGCCCAATTCGCCGCGCATTTGATGATTCGGTCGTTATCCTGTCCAATCGGCTCAGAGGCGGCTTTCATTTCCTTCGGATCCGTCGCCCTAAAGCTGAAGATGTTCGCCATCCAGAGGCTGCCGTATCCCCACATGAAGGCATACTGGATGCACCGGCGCACGGTCGGATCGTCGATTTCTTCTGTCGCCGTCGATGGATTTAACCCGAGAAACATCGCTGGCGGTTTCGACGGATCCCAGGTCCTCCAGAGGAGATACCGGTAGGTTCGGCAGGGGGAGAAAAGGGCGCCTTTTCGTGGCAAAGTTTGGAGCGTCATTACGCCTCTTTTACGGCCTTGGCTAGAGCGGCTTCAATCTGGTCTGATACTTTTTGAGGCCTCAACCATGGAAGCCTTTCGATTTCGGCATAGGCCACTAAAAGCGCATCATAAAGCTCCCGCGCCAGCCCGGCCTTGACCCACTCGCCTGATTGATCTCCAGGCTCGGAGCATGTGTATAGTCCGGGGCTATCTATTACGGATTTCAGCGTGATCGTTTTTATGTTCTTTTTTTTATCGTTCATGACTCATTCTTTCTGGTGTTGGGCGAGTGGGCCGGGTGGAGTCCCGCAGCCAATCTGCTCCCCGCCGTGTCCCTGCCCAAAAGCTACGGAGGGGAAGCCCACTCGTAAGTCAATCCTCTGGGTCATCTTTTACGGAGTTTCGAAGGCACTGACAAAGCGATTCAAACGCGGCGTTATACTCGATTTCATGCAAGCCGCCGCCTTCGGGTCCGTAAGCATGAGCCAAAGCATCAGGGCCAAAAACCCGCTTGAGCGCTGCCATGTCTTCCGGGTTATCCCTTCTGGCCGTGAAGATTGGTTCCATTGCCATTTTTTCCGCCTTCTTGCGCTGCCCATCGCACGCAAGGCAACCAGAACCGCCGCAGAATCTGCAACCTCGAAAAGCGCCTTTGTATATCGCCATAAAACCCCCTCTGTTTCACTTCAGACAAAATAACCGACTATCAGGATAATCGACTTCGAAAAACCCAAGCTTCCCCTTGCACGAAAAGAACGGAAGCGGTTCCGGCCGAGCGATCAGGAAACCGTAAGGACCGAAGAACCAAGGCGACCCGCGAAGAAAATCGACGCACCCGACTATCTCGGCCTTTCCGATAATTCCACCCATCTCAAAATGCGTCGGCCCAGGCATGATGATGGGAGACTTAAAGAGCTTGGGGGAATTTTCGAGAATCCACAAATACCCTTCTTTGTCGAATGTCTTCGACACATGGATCAAAACTGGCCCCCTGTACTTTGTGGGCCACGTCCGGTTTTCGACCATTTTCCCCCCGTGCAGAATCGCCCACGCCCACGGCTGTTTTATCGATAACGTTTTCATCTCTGGTCCTCTCCATCCGGCTTGACCCGGAATTGAAACCTGTGGCTTTTGGACAGGTCTTTGACGGCCCGCCCGGCTCTATCTTTTGTGGCGTACCGATTCCAAAAACCCCAAGTATCCGTTCCGAAATACGGATTTATCCATTCCACGACAAACGGCTTTTTCTTCGCTCGCTTCTTGTGCTTCGGAATCTCGGGTTCGATCACGACTCCTCTCCTTCCGCGATCTCATCGAGCTTTTTCAATATTTCATCGATTTCTTTTTGAGCCTGCCTCATCCCCTCATGCCAATCGCATGTCCATGATCCCGCTCTCGCCGTATCCATGTTGGCGCAAGCGGTAATCCACTCTTTGTCGGCTATTGCGCTTCTGAGCTTCAGGAGTAGCTTGGTTTCTCTTTGATTTTTCGGCTGTTCGCTCATTCGGCCTCCTTTTTTTCTTTGGCGGGTAAAAGAGAATCCGCAATGCGCCGAATCTCTACCGCCAAGTCTTTTGAGACGGAGTGCGCCTTCTCCATCATTTTCGCTACCCGGCTGGCCGAATACGTTTTCTGAGGATAATCGTCCAATAGGTCGGATGGGAGGGCCGGGCTTATAAAGCGCGCAGTGGCTATAATGCTGAATCGGAAGCGCAAGGGGTGCTCCGCAGCATGGCATCCGGCCGTAAATATCGCCTGATTGGTGGCTCATCCGAGATTCTCCTTTCTCGGAAACTCCCTGATAATCGGCACGCCTTCCGGAGCCTTCTTAATAAAGACCGGTACTCCAGCCGCTTGGCATTGCTCAATGATAGAGAGGAACCATTCGGCCTTCGCGGGGCGAGCTCCGGGGCCAGTCTCTTGCCCGACAATCACCCAATCGAGCCACCGGAGCATCGGCGGGAGAAAGTCGAAGGGGCCGATAAGCGGCTCCATGCTTATGAACCGAACGGCGGGAATGTCCTTGAGGGTAAGAATGCGGTGGTCTTCGCATTGGCTTTCGACCGTTGCGCCTGCCCACCAATTTTCAGGAAGAGGAGTGTTGGCACCAGATTTGAACCGAAGGCCTGCGTAATCATTCATAAGCTTGGCCATATTCTCCGGCCGCTTGGTAAGGAAAATGAAAGTGTGATGATCGCAATACTCGGCGGTGCGGAAAACTTTCGGGGTTAAATCTTTGGGAACATCATCATGAAAAAGATCCCCCATCGAACAGACGAAGATCCGGCGCGGCTTTTTCCATATCTCTGGCAATTTCAGTTGATCAGGATGAAACACTCCTGGCTTGAAGGGTTCGTCTTCTGGGTATCCGTACCGCCCGCGAAGCCGGTGAGCCATGCGCTTGGCGTAGCATCTTGCGCACCCAGGCGAGATCGGAGAGCATCCAGTCACAGGGTTAATCGAGGCATCCGTCCATTCGATCTTGCTATTTTGCGCCATCATTCACCTCCATTCTCTCCCATTCCGGGCAATCGTCGGGATCTTCATTGTTCGGACCTCTCCCATCTACCGTGCAATGGGTGCAGGCCATGACATCCTCTTCGATGTTCATAAGGCAATCGTCTATATCGCCACCGCAATAGCAAAGTTCTCCACAATCAGGGCATTCGTGAGCCATCGTTCCCTCCTATAGTTGCGACCATCCCCCTAATCCCCCTCAATTCCCCCCGCAAAAGGCCACCCATCGGATACCCCATAGCCTTGTCGATCCGCTCAAGAATATCCCCGAGCTTCACCGGCTTTTCCTTCTCCCGCTTCTCCCAACACTCGGGGCCATACCCTCTCGCGATGCTCACCGGGTCCGTTAGAATGCGGCCGCAGCGGAGACAGCGAACGAAACCGGAGGGGAATAGCTCGGGCTGGTTCATAGTTTAAAGACGATCCCCCGGCAGTATTTCTGACCGTCTTCCATAATGTCAAAAGTGGCATGCGGGATATCGGTCTCATAAACCCATGCGTATCCGTCCCGGTCGAATATCCCTGTAACTTTTCTGGCATTCTTCTTTTGCGCCTCAAAATAGGGGCATTCGTCATTGTCGCAGTCATTCTGCAGAAGGCCGGCTGGTGTGAAAAATGCCTCCCCTTCGTCGTAGCAAGTCAATTCGTCGCTGACCGCTCCCCTGATTTCTATGAGATCATCGGAGGCCCCAAAGATCACGACAAGCCCGCTTCTCTTTGCCGCCATTATTTCGCTGATCGAAATCTCTTTCAGGTATTCCCTTCCGTTCAGAAGGGCCGCGAATTCTTCTTTGGTCATTTGGTGCCTCCTTAAAGTTTATTCCCGAGTGAAAGGTATTTATTCAGATGCTTCAAACAGATCGCAGCCGGGTTGAACCCTTCCCAAAACTTCGCGAACCCTTCCCGCTCCCGCCTGTCGTGGCACCCCTCTTCTCCGGGGCGGGAAGCACAAAGGGAGATCCCCTGTAGATCCGAAACCTTGGTGCTCATCCCCCTCTCCCCGAATGCTTCATGATGGAAATGGTTCGGCCCGGGTCGGCTGCAAACATCGCAGGGCTCAAGCCTTACGAATGCGCGGTACTTTTCGGAGCGGAACGGGGTGATTTTCGGGCAAGCGATCATCGCCTTATCCCCATTGCGAGGTGATACCGATCTTCCGGCCTCGGAAGGACGATCCCGATCCCGGCGGCGTCGTGCTCGATATCTTTAAGGTATTCCGTAAATTGGGCCGTGGTCGCTGTCGTGGTGCTCGTGAGCTTAACGATTGCGTCATATAAAGCCCTTGCCTCGACCTTCCCACCCATCCGGTAAACCTTCCGAACCGTCTCAATCGTTTCGGCATAATCCGGATCGTCTCTTTCGTAGATCGGAACGAGAAATTTTCCCTTGTACCGAAGATGAACCGCGTCCTTGGTTTCCCCGAGAGATGCCCCTATAATCGTGTGCCACATCCACATGAGAGAATTCTGAGCTACCGTTCTATCCTGGTGGTGCGGCCTGATTACGAGCTCGTGGAGCGGGGCGAACGGTATCAGGTTGATAATCTCGCTCGCCCGCTCCTTGAGGGAGGTGTCCCGTATGATGATCGTTTGCTTCATGCCTCCCCAACGAACCGACTCACAGGGTTTTCGTAGACTTTTCCGTTCTCCCCCTCGGTGATCGTCGGCCGGATCGTCAAAATGAGCTGATTTCGGGCCCTAGTCATGGCAACGTAAAAGAGTCTCCGCTCCTCCTCGATCTCGCCCGCCGCGATCGCCTGCTTCGAAGGCATGATCCCGTCATTGCATCCGGCGATGATCACCGTAGGAAATTCAAGCCCCTTAGCTGCATGGACGGTCATGAGGTGCAGCGTGTCTGTTTCCTCTTCAACCTCGTCCTGGATGTCCCAGACGGCGAGCCATGCGAGGTAATCGGCAAGCGCTGGTTCCGCGCCGAGTGAACGCTCGTCGGCGTTGAAGGCGAAGTCTCTCGCAGGTACAAACTTTTCGTCTTTCAAGAATTCATCGAGTTCCCACAAAGCGCCCACGAACGGCGACTCCTGATTGACCTTGAGAAAAAAATTCCCTTCCGGAATACCGTGCTTGTACCATTCCTCGAAGTGGCTCGCTCCGTCTTGCGCCGCTCTCAGCCTGATTTCGGCGTAATCGGTCGGCGTAAGCCCGATCAGCTCCCGGATCAACATGAACGAAAAGTTATCGTATGGATTGACGATGAGCTTCAGGAAGGCATGGAAACGGCGGAATTCCTCCGAGCCCGTCAGCTTCGTCTTCCGGCCGACGTAGTTGTGCTGAATCCCGGCCTCGGTGAGGAGGGAGGAGAGCTTGAGCAGGAGGGCATGGTTGCGGGAAAGGACCGCCATGGACTCTTCCGGGAGAAGCCATGCGCGGATGATCTCGACAAGTTTTTCGGAATCTGCCTCTCGATGCACCTGGGGGCATGGCGGGGCGAGCACGGGCGCTTTCCTCACCGGCACCATCGTCTTTTCGATTCTCCCCCGGTTGTGCGCGATCAACCTATTCGAGGCCTCGACGATTTCCGCGACGCTCCGGTAATTCGTTTCGAGCCGGTAGATATCGAATTCATGTTGCTGCTCGATGAGGTATTCGGGAACGGCGCCGCGAAAGGCATATATGCTCTGGTCTGCATCCCCAACGGCGAAAAGAGAGGCGCCGGTCATATCGCAAAGATGATTAATGATGCTCCATTGCATCGGGTCTATGTCCTGGCATTCATCCACCATGATGTGCCGGATGTGGAGATGCTTCGCCATGATCGGTATCAGGCGCCACATGGCATGGAGAAGCTCCCCGTAGGTCGTGGAGTTGTTTTCCCGGCATCGGTTTATAAAGGCGGCAAAGAGAGCCTTTCCTGGATCGTTCTCGCGTGGAAGTTCGCCCCGCTCGTAATACGCGGCAAACATGGCATCGATCTCTTTTTTCGGGACCTTCCAAGATTTTTTGAAGACCCCGAGCTCGGCCGCCACTTCCTTGAGTAAGAATGACTCTTCCCATTCGGAATAAATGGTTACGTTCGACGGACGCAGGCCGATGGTTTCACCGAATTTCCGGACCATCTGCAGGGAGATACCGTGCATGGTCCCGAGGTAGCAACGGTGGGCTTTCGATCCGATCCGGGTTTCGAGGCGGGTCCGGATCTCGCCGGCCGCCTTCCGGGTGAAGGAGAACGCCATTATTTCAAAGGGGCTCACCTTTTTATTTTCGATCAGGTGGGCGATCCGTTCGGTTAATACGCGGGTTTTCCCGGATCCGGCCCCGGCGATCACAAGGGCGCGCCTCGATTCGGTTTCAACGGCCGCCTGCTGTTGAGGGTCAAGCTGCATCATTTCACCTCCACAACGGACCATTCTGTCGGGGTGAGTGGCGGAACGTGGCAGGTCGAAAGTACGACCTGAACATCTTCGGGGAGCCTCGAAAGGTGCTCAAGGGCGACAAGGAGACGCGCATCGTCAAGCTCGGCCGCCTCGACGATGAGGATCTTCTCCCCTTCCCCGAGCATGGCGAAGGAAAGAGCCTGATTGAAAAGCACCCGCTGGCCCCCGGAAAGACCTTTATGCGGACGGCGCACCCCGTTCAGCTCCCATCCGATCCAGACGCTTCCGTCTTCGCCGATCTCGAGAAGCGCTTTCCCCTCGGGAAGCACAAGGCTCATCTTCTCGGAAAGCGCCTCCGCGGTCGAAGCGAGCGCCGCCGCTTTCTGTCCCCTCAGCTCGGCAAGTTCTTCCTTTACCGTCTGATTGTCGAGCTCGATCTTTGTAACGTCCTTCCGGGCCTTTTCGATTTCCTCGTCGAGCCCCTTCGCTTTATGGAAGAGGTTCTCGCCGGTTCGGAGTTCCGTCAGCTTCGCCTGCAAGCCGGTCACCTGTTGAGTGAGCATTTCGATGTCCATCGATCAGATCCCCCCTTTCTATGCCGCCTGTTCCTTCCGGTATTTTTTCAGCTCTCGGAGACACACGAGCTGCGCCGCGCATGCGGAACAGCCGGTGCGCTTCATGGTGTCGATGATGGCGTGAATACTCTCCTCCGGATTTGGCGCCGGAGGATGATTCGGCATCCTTGCCATAAGTCGCGCCTCTGCCGCCTTGATGTCTCGCTCGCGCTGGCTGAGAGCGGCGGGAGTGCATACTGAAGGCATGGAAGCCGCTGCATCTGCCTGCGCCTCTTCCCGCCCCTCCTGCTTCGCCACTTCGAGCTTGACATGGAGATCGCTTTCGGCTTTTGCCTTCGCCTCTGCTTCCAGCCTTACGCGGTCTTTCTCGGCCTTCTCTGCGGCCTCCCGGTCAGCCTTCTCCTTCGCTTCAGCCCGAGCTTTTTCGATCTTCGCCGCTTCGATATTTTTGCGCGCCTGCGCGATCTGCGCTTCGGTCTCCGAGATTTTCCCGGTCGTTTCGGCGAGTGTCCCGGATGGGAGGTTGATCTCGGCGCGGCCGGTCGTGAGCCGCGCAATCGTCTTCCCGAGATCCCGGATATCCGCCTGATACTTGTTCGCCGCCGCTTTCTTCGCCTCGATCTTCGCGTCCAGGTCGCCGATGTCCCCCGCCGGCGGGAAGAGGGAAAAAATCGCATCGATCTTCTTTTGATCGGAGAGATCCAGAAAAGCGCCAAGGTCGAAAACTCGGATCGCTCCGAGTGCCCGCGCAAAATCTTCCTTGCTTGCCTTTTTGCGGTTGAGGAGAAGGTCCTGGGACACAGAGTCGCCTTCTCCTTTTGCAAACCTGCGGAGGAAGTGCTTCCGATCGCTCGTTTCGATGCCTACGAAAAGCTTATCGCCGGATCCGTAGGCGGACATGATGTCGGCGTTTTTCTTAGCGACTCCGGGCACGAAACCATGCACCGTCAGCATCAACGCCTCGGTGCGGGCGGTCTTGCCAACTCCGTTTTTGCCGCAGAGAAGTGTGAGGCGGGGGAGGGGTTGCTCGAATTCGAGTCCCTTGAAACCCTTTGCGCTTACCTTTGTGATCATGCCGCCCTCCTTAAAATTGATCGAGAATTTCGCTGATCTTCTTTACGATCGCGGTCATCTGCTCGATGTTATGGGTTCCCTTCGGGTTCAGCCTGAGAGACTTGCAGGCCTCGGCGTATTCGGCCTTAAACTGCTCCTGCGCCTCTTTGTAGTTGATAGCGGTCCGCTTCTCTTCCTCGGTCATGTTTGGGACTTCCTTTGAAGGAGTGGTGGCGGTGGTTTCGGGCGAACGAGGCTGTTCTGCCTTCTTCGCCTCTTCCTGCTTTTCGACGCTCACCGGTTCAATATCAATGATGTCGGTCTGGTCTTCGGGATCGGTCTGCTTTTCAAGCTCGTCGACCCCCGCCTCGTCGCTTACCCGCTCGGCGCCTTCTTTCGCCTCGATCTTGCGTGTTTCGAAACCGTCCCCGCCTGAGGCGATCAACTTTCCGGCTGCTTCCCGGAGATTCGCATACGTGGTCGCATCCCACTTCACGATGTTGCCGTTCGTCGGCCGCCAGCAAAGGACCGCGATTTTCCATTCGGCCCCCGGAGCCTTCTGAAGGCCGGAAAGATGCTTCAGGGCATTTCGTTTGGCGAACGTCTGCGCGAAGTCGATCGCCTTCTTTTCCCGGTTCAGGATCTGCGCGAACCAGGAAAGCGCCTCCTCGTGGGCGGTGTTCACCCAAAGGGCCGTTGATTCGTCGAAGGGGTAGCTGGCCCATGTCGATTTATCCTTTTCCCCTTCTTTCGGTGGTTCTCCCATGGAGGTTGGGAACAGCCGGAAGGCCTGGGGGAACTTCTTCGCTTTTCCGAGGAGATCGATCATCCGATAGGATGGCGTATCGAAGATCGTCGTCCAGTCCGATACCTGGGGAATCCCCTTGGAACTGAACTTGAACGCCACAGCACGGGCATAGATGCAGAGGATTCTCCGGTTGTGCGGATCGCGGATCACGGCCGGGTTTTGCTGCCATTGACCATCGACCAGGACCTCCTTTGGAAAAATAACGGAAGCGCCGACAGCCTCCTGCCATACCTCGTATCCCTGGGCGGAAACAACGTATGGACCGCCGGGAACCGGCTGAATCAGGGTGCCGGCCGCCACCGAAAGAGTGAGCCCCTGTTTAAACGCACGAATCTGGCCTTCGCCTTCTGCGTCGCGAAGCGCGAACGCCTCATCCGTACCGAGCGCGATGATATCTTTCCGGATCGCCGCCTCGATGACCGCGGCTTCCCCCGGATGAGAGGCTTTGATATTTTCGACCGCCTGCTTTAAACTCACCATTGGTAAATTGCTCAATTCGATTCTCCTTCTGTCGGTTGGATTTCATCCATTAGTGCGGCCGCTTCCGGTTCGATCTCCATCTTTTCGAGCGAAGCAATCTCTTTTTCGATGTATCTGATATCTTCGCGCATTTGCCGGATAAGGGTGCGCCGCCCATATTCCGTGAATGGAAAAACCATTTCTCTGTCAACCACGCATGGAATATTGCTAGCTCTGGTTTCAACATCGTATTGGTCGAAATCGAGAATCTTGGTTACGGTGGCCTCTAAAACTTCCACCGCGCTCGGCCTGATGAAGACTTTCTCGCCAACTTGTGCGTTCATGCTTCCCCCCATGCTTCTTCGGCTCTGATCGCCGACTCAAGCGCAACCTCTTCCCTGATCCGAGATCCATAGACCTCTTTTCCGTAGGTATCGACCGCCGCCTTGAGGTCCGAAATGATCCGATCGAGCCGGTCAAGCTGGGTCCTGAATTTCTCGGCGACTTCTCGGGCTTCCGGGGTTGGGCGAGGAGCGAACTCCAAGCTTCGCCGGGCGGATTCTGCGATGGATTCCATTTCTTCGATGCTCTGCGTGATGGTCTCTTTCATGGCCTACCTATTCGCCAGAATGATTTCCGGCTGTCCGTCACAAACGAAATGCGGATACCGGGTCCGATGCTCATCGACGATCCCGAGCATGAGGCTTGCGGCGAAAAGAAGCGCAGCGGTAAATATGAGAAGGCGGTCCATGATGCTCATGCCTGGGGCCTTTCGTCGGTAAATTCTTCAAAAACGAGTTCTTTGTGGCAAAGCGAAAGGCGAGATCCAGAAGAAATTATGAGAGTCCCGGCGATCACCTGGCTTGTATCTACCTTTTCAGGTTCCCCGAACATGGCGCATCGATCGCCACAAACCACCTCAGAGTCCGAGAAATTAGGGTTATGGATCGGGCATGTTACAGCCCGCATTTTACCGGCGCGTTCGATGAAAAGCACTCCATCCTTGTCGATCTTGCCTTTCATGCCAGGGTCCTTTCTGGCCCCGGATCGCCCGGGGCCGGTTTAGGGTTGATTGATCTTCAGCAGATAATCGGAATTGCGGTCGGAAGCGCGCGTGAAAGCCATGCCTTGATCCGCTGCATGGCTTCGATCTTCCACCGGCCGCCATCTGCCTCGTAAAGCGCGACAGAAGGCAAAGTGCCGTCTTTTCCGGATTTCATCCTGAGAAGAAATTCACTAGCCGGCTGCTCGATTTCGAGGAATGTCCGGTAGGGCCGAAGGATACAGGGGTTTTTTACGACCATTTCGGCGACTCGAGCGATTCCCGATTTCGTTGACACAACCTGGGAAATGCCGTCATCGGCGAACGTTTTCACGGCTTCATCCTTGATATTGCCGATGAGCTGAAGGATTCCCGCCGTTTCTTCGTCCTGCACAAACTGCGTCCGAAGCTGAATCATGAAGGTTTCGTGATCCAGGTATTGCCCGAAGGGAAAGCGCGGGGGCTCGGATGTGGCAACCAGAATATCGAACCGCTGCCGGTGCGCCCCAAAGATCTGAGTGCAAAGCGTGACCTTTGCGAACGAATCCACATGCACAAGCATGTCGTCAAGCGCGTGGGCTATGCTGAGCTCATGGCTCGGGCCGTCCAGGTAGTCCGAGAGCCCGGTCAGCGTTTTTACCTGAATTGGGTCCGGAAAGGATTCAAGCAGCGGCTTGATGCTTCCCGAAGACCTGATGTAGGGTTTATCGCCGTGCTCGATAATCTCGGCAGGCCCATGGTCTTTGATCCACTGCATCGCCTCAGCAATCATGCCTCACCCCCCTTCACCGCCTGGAATTCGACAACTCCTTTGCTGGCCGGCGGGAAAATATCGAGCTGTTTCGGTTGCGCCTGTTCGACCGCGATGGGCTTCCCGTCCTTTCGGCCGAGATAGATCATCGTCGGGAAGGGAAGATCCGGGGCGAGCTTTGCCGTGCAATCGAGCGTGACGAGCGCCTTATCCCGGTTTTCGTCGGGTTTGATCGTGACGGTGAGCGTCACTTTCCGCGTCATCTTGGCGCTCGTGTTCGGATCCTAGATGTTCTCTAAAACCCGCTGGAGCTCAAAACCGAACTTCTCGATCGCGGCTCCGGCCCCGAGGTTTTCGAGGCTGACGTTTTCAAAGTCTTTCACCGTGTTTCTCCTGTTTGGGTGTTCCGGGCGGCCCGGCTGCCGCCCGGCTTAAAGGTTCTTGCGGCTTTTTTGACCAAAAAACCCTGCGCCGCCTTCCTAATCTATATGTCCATTCGCTTTCCCGCTCCGACGGCGGGTGCCGGGTGAACTCCATGCTTCTCTTGGCTCAAAGCGGCGATCACGATGTATGCGCCGACATAGCCGGTGAGGAGAAGCGCTCCCGATAAAAAGGTTTGAAATCATTCGATGTGGCCTTTCAGCGCATGGACCACGGCGCGAAATATGAAATCCTTCGCCTTCTGGTCGGTCGGGAGCTGGCTGAACGGCACCATGCAGGGATGAGTCTTTATTTCTGCGTTCTTCAGCGGCCCATACCGCCATCCCTCAGATTCCTTCTGTGCCATCCAGCATTCATGACTCTTTTCCGGACCGTGCTCGCCGTTGATGTGAAGAGCGACCCCCAGCCTTGCGCTGTGTTTCTGCCACTCCGGGGCTTCCTCCCAAGGTGCTTGCGACATATCGCCCAATGCTTCGCAATATGCCTTGTTTACCGCGTGTGCTACCTGTGCGATGTTCTCTCTGTCCAATTCCGCTTCCTCCTTCTGTTGGGGTTCACTCCGCTCCGTTCTTTCTGCCTCAATCCGCCGTCCACCGATGGCCATCCCCGGAACGCGGTTCCGGTTCAAGCTGGATCGTTCTGTCCTGTCCCACCGATGCGCGGGCAATGCCGTTGCTGTCGAATGGGCGAGATGGTTCCGGCGGTGATTCTTGATTGGTTCATCGGGCTTCCTTGCGGCAGAATTCCGACTCGACCGCTTGCGCCAGCTCCCACAGCTTCGCGTCGATCTTTTTCGATATCCTGTGCTCCCCGCGAAGCATCGACTGAACGTAGGTGGAGCAGAGTCCGAGGTATCTCGCGACGGCTACCGCCGGGTATCCGCAACGGGTGAAAATCTCTTTCGTCGGGTGCGGCTTCGGAAGGTACGCTTTCGGGTCGATCTTGGTTTTCGCCTGGGCGAGCTTGAGTGATTTGTTCATACGTACTCCAGATTTGAGGTCGTACATGAAATCCCGTACCATTGAGACAGATCATACACATTAATTATTGTGTATGTCAAGCGCTAAAAACAAAAATTATTTGTTCTCAACAAATATGTGCTATTATTCCCTCCTCGCGCCAAACGGAGCTGGGCAGGAGGGCTGCTTGAAAATACGAAACGTAACCCTTCGTAAGATTCGTACATAGGGGTTACGCTTCGTGAACCTGGGGGAGATATTTATGCGTTCTTAATCGCGGAGTTTCAGAAGGGGCTTTGAACGGCGGAAACGATTGGACCTACTCAGGCACTCTTAATCGCGGAAATGATGGAGGCGATATGCTGGCGCAGAATGCATTTCATGTTTTCTTCAACGTCCGGAGGGAAGGCGGCGAAGAGCGAATGAACCGAATCCTTCGCGTGGGCATCGTAAAATTGCTTGTAATCGTTCCATGCTTTCTCTATTTTGGCCTTTCGACTCTTGCGGGCCATTGCCTTGGTGCGGACGACGGATTCGAGATGATCGACATGGAACGTTCGCATGATCCGGATGTGATTCAGACTTCCAAGCTCGATGCTGGCGAGGGCATCATGGAAGGGGGAAAGGAGGATAGAGATGGTTTCGGACCTAAGCTTGCGTCTTTCGATGAGCGCGGCGTTCGATCTGCGGACGACAGAAACAATAAGAATACCGGCGAGTGTTCCGGCAATTCCGAGAAGGTCGGAGGAGCCAAGGGAAATGCCGAAGATTTCCATCATGCTGCCATCATCTTAATAAAATCGCTGTGTACTGGAATGATTCTTGGCATGATAATATTTCGCGGGTGAGGCAAAAAAAACTAACGTTCATCGCTTCGGTCGAAGCGTTCCGAATCTTTTGCGAGGCAAAAACTGAAATCTTAAAATTACTTTCTCATGTTCATCAATGTATTATTTATGTTACGCAAGTTATTGTTCATTTCGTTCAGACTTTGCTGTGACTGGTACGAGCGATACCAATTCTGCCACCTGACTCGATCCGCCGCATTCGCGATTCTATTGGCCTGCATTTGCTGTTGAATAACCGATGTAGCGGCTTGTATGGATTTCCTTTCTGACCACAACGCGTCCCGGCGCTGAACCAAACCAATAGCTCGCTCTTTGAGTATCTCGAGATTATCGTCCAAATTAAGTAGGGCGCCCATCAGATCAACATCGGCAATCGAGTCAACGAGCTCGTCGCCGTAAAGCTTACAACTCGCTTTAGTTTTACAGCCTTCAAATCTGACATATATTTCCAGTTGGTGATGGTTCAACTTTTCTATGAATTCACTCTTAGCCAATTCATATGCATCGTATTCTGTTTTGAATATGGCGATTTCATGGTCAATAGCATTAAACTCTTTCTGATTTTTTAAATGGCGCTGGTATAAATTTTCAAGCGCAGTTGGCTGGTGAGGCTGGATCGCGCATCCCGACAAAAAAGCGAACAACAACAAATACACCTTCTTCATTATCGCCTCCATCATTTCCGCTTCGCCCACCACCATGCCACTTTGCCAACGATCCCGTTATCGGCTTCTTCGTCTCGAAGAACCACAACGGAATCAAACTCATCCTTGTTGTTCGGAACACCTACAATCATTTTTTTATCTGACAAAACCTTCAGCCATTTGATTGTCACCCCTTCTCCGTCCCTGAACGCGACCATTTTCTTATCGAGTTGGACCGGATCTTTTTGTGAGTGATCGATAGCCACGATATCCCCGGCCTCTAAGACCGGAGACATGCTGCTTCCGTTGACCCGGCAGCAGGTGTAATCCTCTGGGTTTCCAGGCATCCATGCCTTGTCCGCGTAAATGATACAGTAACCCTCGACATCCTCATCGCGGACGATCGCCGGAGAACCGGCAGCAACCGGATCACGAAGGAGCTTCACGGGAATGAAATTGTCGTAGGCGAAATCTTTGTGGAAGGCTTGGAGCCTTGGGGTCGTCTGGATGCTCAGCTCGGGCGACTCTGCTTCCTTTCCGAAAAGAAGCCAGTCGGCTGACCTTCCGGTTATTTTACAAATTATAGCAAGTTTATCAATGCCTGGCATTTGACCTTTTTCGGTCCATGTCCTTATTGTCTGGTCTGAAAAACCTGTCTTTTTTCTAAATGTTGCGAGCTTACCAATAGCCGTTTTAAGCCGCTCAGGAAAACCATCTAAAATATTATTTTGTTTATCGATTGACATACACGCTAATTATTGTGTAGAATTTGCCCTATGAAAACCAGAGACCCTGCAACAATCGAAATAATGTCCAGGTACGTCAAAGACCTTCGTGGATCAATGGGCCTTTCCCAGCAGGCTTTCGGCTCGCTTATCGGGAAAAGCAGAGACGCCGTTACGAACTACGAGAACGGCCGGGCGATTCCCCCCGGAGACGTTTTGCTCAAAATGCAGAAGCTCAAGAAGCGGCCCCCGAGATTCAACGCACCGCGCCGCAAGCCAACAACCCTCGAAGGGGGCCCTTCATGAAACACATATCACTGAACGAGGCCCTGAGACTCTTGGCCCATCTGGCCCTGATGTTTTTCAAATTCTGCCTTTTTGCGGTTCGCCTCATCGAGAGATCGGATGTTCTTAATGACGTCGTGAAAATTGGAAACATCCTGAGCAATGGACAATCCAGGCAAGGTCTCTCCTGTGGCCCGGTTGGGGCTATAGGCGGTAATTACTCCGACGATCTGAACCCCTTCGGTCTCGGTCAGGTGGAGCACCGGGCTGCCGCTGACTCCATTGATGGTCACTCCGTCGATGAGGTAAGCGTTTCGGAAATCCTGTCTTGCGCTGACATTCCCGGAAAAGAAACAGAGGGTATAAGGCGCAATGGCGGGGTACCCGAGCCATCCAACTTCAGAACCGATATCGATGAACGAGCCCATTGGGAAAAGTGTTATGGGGATCTGTGGAAGCTCAAGCTTGCTTTTGAGGAAAAGAATTACCGATGAATCCGTTTTCCAGTCCTTATAAATCACCCGTTCTTCAGTCTTTAAAAGGGTCGAGGTTTTGGTGTGGTCATGAACGATCTTAATAGGCTCTTGCCATTCGTCGGCATGGGAAACAACGTGCTCAGCGGTAGCGACCCCGCACCAGGTTCCTGTCTCGTTGTAAAGAAGAAGAAAACCCGTACCGCTTCCGGAGGGAGTTTCGATTTTCACAACGTGCTCGGAAACCTTTTTAACGACCTGATCCCAGTTCATAAATTTCTCCTCTGATGAAGCTTTATCGGAGCCTATATCACCGTGTCAAGCCTTTGACAATGGAAATGAATAACCGATCTACGTACCTATCCTTAATCCGCCGAGGCGGAACACACGCCAAAGCGATAGCCTACCTTCTCGACGAATCCGGCTACACCAGAAGCCGGATCGCCCGCGAAGCCGGAGTTGATCTTTCTACCGTGAGCAAAACCCTTTCAGGGGTTCGAAATTCTATTCCTGTTCAGAAAGCTGTTTGCAGAGTCCTCCAATTCGATCCGTGGGAGAAAAAGGATGCATCCGGTTAGTTTAATTCACGCGAAAATTTAAAGCCAAGTTTTTCCGAGGGAGCCTAAAAAACTCCCTTTTTCTGCGCTCTTGTAGGTAGGGTTTCGCGCAAAAAGTAAATAGTTACACCATGTTTCACCCCATGCCCCGATAAAGGCTTCACCTTACAGCTCGGAAAGGCTCAAAATGCCGACCTATCATTTCAAATGCGAAATCTGCGACAGGGAAAAAACCGCATGGCGCGGAGAGAGTCAGGCCCCTCCCCGTTTCTGTTCTCGCGCGTGTCACAAAGAGGCCAACATCGGAGTTGCCTTAAAGCCCGTCAAATACACCGTTTCCCCTCTTCAGTCCGAACAGATCCGCAAAACCTATCAAGCCTCGACCGGCTCCGGTGAAATCGCAGAGCTCGCCAAGCGCCTTCGCCTCCCCCGCTGGAAAATAACCCGGCACGCTCAGAAGATGGGCTGGATCGCAAAGGGCAAGAAGGAACCCTACTGGACGGAAGAGGAAGAAAAAACCCTTCAGCATTTCGCCCGGTATTGCCCCGAAAAAATACAGCTCAAGATGGTTGCGGCTGGATACGCAAGGCGAACGGTTGCGGCGATTTGCCTCAAGATGAAACGCCTCAGGTGTCGCCAGAACATAGAAGGTTATTCGGCCAGGTTTGTATCGGAATGCCTCGGCGTCGATGTTCATTTTGTCACCCGCGCAATCAATACCGGAAAGCTCAGGGCGAAGAAACGAGGGACCGCGCGGACCGAGGAACAGGGCGGGGATATGTGGTTCATCCGGGAATGGGACATCCGCGCCTACATCATCGAGAACGTGAACGAGATCGATATCAGGAAGGTCGACAAGACGTGGTTCGTCGATTTGCTGGCGAACGGCGAAATCAGAAAAGAAGAAGCAGCATAACCCAAGCTCGGCAACAAGTTAACGCTCTCAAACGCTCTACCGGAGGTTGCCACCATGCCCGAAACACCCCAATCCGAAGCCCTGATTCAGAAAGCCGAGCACCTCATTTCTCTCGCCCGTCACATCCACCAGCACGAGCCGACAAAGACGCATTTCATATCGACATACCTTTCATGCGCCGCCGAGAATTTGATTGATGCTGCGGACGCTTACGACAGGGAGGCGAGATGATCCCCTTCACCCTCTACGCGTTAGCCCTTGGCTTTTTACTCATCGTTTTTAAGAGGCTCGAAAAACTCACCTGAAAGGGAGGCTCAAAATGTTCACAGCTCTCCTGTTCGTCGGTCTTTTCTTGCTCCTTTGCCTCACCGTTGTTTTTTACATTCTGGTTTTGTCACGTAACGGAAGCTTGATGCCGGATCTCGAAGACGTTCAAGAGGAGGAATCGCGATGAACCCACATCAGGAGGCGAGTCGTATGGATCGAATCAAGCGAATGGGGATAGGCGTTTGCTGGCATTGTGGGCGGCGCCTCGCCCCAACGAAACACGCCACCGTCTATGTCGATAATCTTCCGAGGAAGGTGCATGTCTCGTGTAAGCCCAAGGTCATCGAGGAACACAAGGCTTTTGTCGGGGAAGATCCAATTTCGCAGAAGCTTAAAGAAGCCATTTTTGAGTAGAGGGAGGCGGCAATGACGGAATCTCAAACAGAATACGGCTGGCGCGAGAAGCGAGAGGAAGCCGAGCGGAGAGCGTGGAGAGAGAAGGCTAAGGATTGTGAGGCGCTTCGTCTCAGGATCGATCCTAACGTTTTTGTGTGTGCGATATCTGGGGATTATTGCAAGTTCGAGCGATGCCATGAAAGGAAGTGGGGGAAATGAGCGCACTCTACACCTTCCAATGCGGCACCCAAGTAGTTTCCGAAGATTGCATCATTCTCGGGGCAGGCCAGCGCCGTTGCCCGCATCATGCCCTCTATCGGTGCCGCCTCGTCAGGGTAACTCTGAAATGCCGGTCATGCCCGAACATCTTCGACAAGGATCCGCGTTCAAAGCAGGTCGATTGCCCGGAATGCCAAGATCGCGTGAGGAAAGAGAAAGCGCGAGAGCGGAACGCTTCGAGAAAATACCACGTAAAACCCAAGCCGAAGGCGAAACCTGGGTTCTGCACCTTCCCCGGGTGCCCGACTCGCCTATCGGAATACAACCACGACGATTTGTGTTTCGTTCATTTGGCCGCTGAGATTGAAGCGGATTTTGAGGATATCGAAGCCGAAGAGGAAGTGGAGTCGTGAACCGGGAGTACGGGGAGATGAACTTCGGCTCGCTTTTCACAGGAATAGGCGGTTTTGATCTCGGTTTCGAACGAGCCGGAATGAAGTGCCTTTTTCAATGTGAAATTGACAAAAGCTGCAACACGGTACTCAACCGGCATTGGCCGGATGTTCCGAGGATACACGATGTCAAAAAAATCAACGAATCAACTTTCTTTGTTCGGCCCAACCTCATTTGCGGAGGATTCCCATGCCAAGATTTATCCGTCGCCGGAAAACGTGCAGGGCTGGCTGGAGGAAGAAGCGGCCTTTGGTAAGAATACCGTCGAATTATCTCTGAGCTTAAACCGGAGTGGGTCGTCGTGGAAAATGTACCCGGACTTCTTTCAAGCCAAGAGGGAAGAGATTTTGCCGTCCTTATTCGAGGGCTGGATGAACTCGGGTATGTGGGGATTTGGAAAACTCTTAACAGTCAATACTTTGGAATTCCCCAAAGACGGAGAAGAATCTTCCTTATCGGCCATCTTGGAAGAAAATGTCCATCCGAAATACTTCTTATCACCGAAGGCTTGCGCGGGAATTCTCCGAAGGGCCGAGCGGCGGGGGAAAGCGCTTCCGCCGATGTTGCTCCAAGCCTTACGGGGAGTGGCCGGGGAGTCGAGCGAACTGGAGAGTCAAGAGGACAAGACCCGGTTGTGTGTGTGCCCGACAGAATGCGATTGCCAATCTCCGGACACAGAGCCGGCGCTTTGCAGCATGCATTGCCCGGATCACAACTTGAACCCGAAACCCTATCCGGATTGTCCGATTCACGGGTAGTTGCTTCCGTCTCCTCAAAGTGGTCGAAGGGAACGGAAGGGCCGAGCGGGGATGAGTGCCAGAATCTAATCGTCGGGGCTCTTGCCACTAATTCGGGACCACGTAGCCATGATGCCGGGAACTTCCATTGCAACCAGGCCGTTGATGCCGGGCATATCATCGCTCACACCCTCAGAGGCCGGAGCTTTGATGGTTCAGAGGACGGGACGGGACGGGGAACGCCGCTTGTTACGATTGGGTTCTCCTGTAAAGACCACGGCGCGGATGCTTCTGAGATCGCGCCAACTCTCCGATCAATGGAACACGATAAGAGTCATTTGAACGGCGGGGGGCAAGTGGCAATTTGCTTCGAATCCCGTTTTGTCCGAAATGGAAGAGGTTCCCCTGAAGAAATCTGCCAGCCCTTAAAAGCCGAAAGCGGGAAAACAAATAAGGGCGATTCGTCGCCGTTGCTGGCCGGCACTTTCGGGGTGCGCCGTTTAACCCCAACGGAATGCGAGCGTCTTCAGGGTTTTCCTGACGGGCATACCGCATGGGGCATCGACAACGGAAAGAGAGTCGAAATGTCCGATTCTCAGCGATATCGCCAACTTGGAAATGCCGTTTCAGTCCCGGTAGCCGAATGGATCGGAAAGCAAATCATGGAGACATTATGACCACTTCAGCCGCAGCAGTCTTGGCCTCGATGTTCCCATGCCCTCGCCATGCCGACACGAAGATCACCCCGAATACGTGTTTCCACAGACAGCGGAGAGTCGTCGATATGGTCAGGTCGATTGATAGCCCACTCGATCCGGAGTGTATCGGATGCCCTGAAGGGCTAAGGATCCGGGAGGGAGTGGAGTCGGGAGAGATCACGCTTCCGGGGAAGATGAAACGCAGGGGGCGCGGGTGGGCGAACACGAGGATAAGAAGGGAGGCGGCATAATGTTTCCGAATTTCGAGCCGATCGACTGGCCCGCAAAGCTCAAAGCATACAACGCCGAACGCGGTCGAAATAACCAGACCCATGCGGCCGACATAACCGAGATGTTGCGAGTAATGCAAGAGGAATATCACACGGTTGACAATGTGGCCTACGTGCTCGGAATCCATGTAAATACTTTGCATGAGTACAGGCTGAAATTAGGTCTCCGGAAGAGGAGACAAAAGAGCAATCGGGCGCACTACATGAAGGTCCGAAAGATACTCAGGATGCACCGGGAGGGGTACTCGACTCGGGCGATATCTCGGGAAGTCGGCCTTTGCCGGAAAACGGTCTGGAAGTACATCGCGGAGGGAGCATGATCCCCGAAGAGAAAGCCGCCAGACTCGAACGGCTGAGGATCGCGCTCGAACAGGTGAAGCGCCACCGGGAACCGGAGTATGCGGAAGCGAGGCGGCAACTTTTGAAAGAGCTCCGGAAGAGGGTGAAGGCGGTTATCATGGAAGGCAGGGGATAACGCGATGCACAGAGGCTACATCAAACTTTGGAGGGCCTTGCAAGATTTGGATCTGTGGGAGCGAGAGAAGTTCACGCGCGGCCAAGCATGGGTCGATCTTCTTCTTTCAGCAAACCACAAAGACGGCCATGTGCGAATTTCCGGGCAGCGGATTGAGGTCAAGCGCGGCGAATCGGCTTTATCAGAAGTCACCCTTGCAAAGAGATGGAAATGGTCACGCGGAAAAGTTCGGAGATTTTTGGCCGAACTTGAATCAGAAATGGAACAGAAGATAGTACAGCGGAAATATAATGTAACATCCTTAATTGAAATACTTAATTACGAAAAATATCAAGGCAACGGTACAGCGGACGATACACCAGACGGACACCCGATAGAACACCAGACGGACACCCGATGGAACACAAACAAGAATGTTAAGAATATCTTCTTGTCCGATTCCATCGAAATCGGACTCAGCGAACTTCTGTTTTCTTTGATTCGCCTCCGAAACAAAAACGCAAAACCTCCCAACTTCCAATCGTGGGCAAAGTCCTTCGATTTGATGATTCGCCTCGACGGGAGAAAGCCCGAAGAAATCGAAGCCCTGATTCGATGGGCGCAATCCGATCCCTTCGAATGCACCAACGTCCTTTCGCCGGATAAGCTCCGCAAAAGATACGACCAGCTTTTTTTGAAATCTCAGAAGAACCGGCCCGTGGTGGTTCAAAGAGAATACATCAACCTTCCAGGTGACTCAGATGAATAAATTTGAAATCGATATTGCTCAAATCATAGAGGCTTCCGGGGTTGAGCTTCGACGATGCGGCAACCACCTCGCCGGGGTGTGCCCCTTTCATGCCGACAAGGACCCATCGATGCACGTATATCCGGACGGGCATTTTCATTGCTTCGGATGCGGCGCCCGCGGTGACGTGATCGATTACGTGAAAATGAAATACGGACTTTCCTTTCCGGATGCAAAGCGCCAACTCGGACTTTCGGACGAAAAGCCCGATCCGGCCGTTACGAGGCAGATGGAGCGGCAACAGGCGCTTTTGAGGGAATTCGAGAAATGGCAGGTCACGTATTCGAACAAAGTCGGCGCTTTTCTCAGGATGTGCCGAAAGGTCATGGCAGGCTTAACCCCGGAGGACTTCGACCTTCGTGGGGATTTTCTCCAATGGGTCGAGCTTTATAAATATCACCTTGAAATTCTCGCTTGCGGTTCTCAGGAGGAGCGATTCCAGCTTTACCGAGAGGTGAAACATGGCAGAAGTCTTTGAACTCAGAAAGCAGCTTGAAATCGAAGACCTTACCGGGCAGGTCGAGGGGTGGGTTCTCGCGGCACCAGGAGAATTCAGCGTGTCAGATCTCGATCTGGATATGGATTTCAAAGACAGAATCCAGCGGCATAATCGGACGATCGCTCTCGAAAGGCTCGTATCTCTCGGGGTGATCGAGAGAGTCGGGAACAGGAGGGGATGGTATCGGCCCCACCGGAGCCAGCTCGATGTAATGGATTTCAAAAACGCAAAATCCGACAAGGTTTGGATGTGGCTCCCGTTCGGGCTTCCTCAGCTCGTAGAGATTATGCCGGGAAACATCATCACCATCGCCGGGGAAAAAAATTCAGGAAAGACCGCGATTCTCCTGAACATCGTGAAAGAGAACCGGCACGACTGGAAAATCCATTACTTCAACTCGGAAATGGACGCTGGTGAGCTTAAAAAGCGGCTCGAGAAGTTCGATATTCTGATCGACAAATGGAACTTCGACGCCTACCGCAGGGATTCAGACTTTGCGGACGTAATTTTTCCGGGGCCTGGAAACCTGAACGTCATCGATTTTTTGGAGTGTCACGATGAGTTTTATAAAATGGGCCAATACATCAAGGACATACACAACAAACTCAACGGCGCGGTGTGTATCATTGCGCTTCAAAAGAACCCCGGCCAGGATGACGGGCTCGGCGGCCGGCGGTCAACTGAGAAATCCCGGCTTGCTCTCGCGGTATCACCGGGAAAGCTCAAGATCGTAGCGGGAAAGAATTGGGCGAGCGATGTAAACCCGAACGGGTTGCAGGTGAATTTTAAGCTCGTTCAGGGATGCCAACTGATTAAAGACAAGCGCGGATGGTACAAGGAGCGCAAGGGCGAAATAACCGAAATAGGAGGGGAATGAAATCATGAGCGGGATTAACAAGGCAATCATCATTGGTCGATTGGGAAAGGATCCTGAAGTCCGTTACATGCCGAACGGCGATGCTGTCGCCAATTTTACGGTCGCCACTTCGGAGGATTGGAAAGACAAGACGACAGGCGAAAAGAAAAGCAGGGTGGAATGGCACCGTATCGTCGCATTCGGAAAGCTCGCGGAGAATTGCGGAAAATATTTGGTCAAGGGCTCTCAGATTTTTCTCGAAGGGCGCCTGCAGACTCGAGAATGGACGGACAAAGACGGGAACAAGAAATACACCACGGAGATTATCGCGGGAGAAGTTCAATTTTTGACGCCGAAGGGAGAGAGAACAGACGGCCAGCGCCAGGAGCCGCCGCCTCAGAGAGATCCTTCGAACATGATGCCGGACGACGATATTCCGTTCTGATAGGCAAATACAGGGGGGGACCATGACGGAAGAAATTCAAGAAGAGGCGATTAGGATCAAACAACCGACATTTAGGAGAGTGCCCATGAAAACAGAAGTACCGAATCAGCGTCTTTTTTCCCGGATGCTCGCCAGCATATTTTCGAGCGGGGCGGCGACCCAACACAATCGCGGGAAAGGATGGGAAACGAAAGCGGGGCGGAGAACGGCGAAGTTTCTCGAAAGGCTCGTCATCAAGAAGAAGATCCGGAGAAAGATGGCGGCTGAGTCACGGCGGATTAACTGGAAACGGGCGGCCTGAGGGGGGGGAGCATGGCGGGATTATCACCGACACAAAGAACGCTGAAGGAGCTCCGGAATCTCGGCCGGGTGGTCGCAATCACCGAGAAGTGGCAGGTTATCCCGAATCACCCAGGGGGCGGAATCAGGAAAGACCTTTTCGGGTTCATCGACCTGATTGCGCTGGATGCAGAGCGGGGGATCGTAGCGATTCAATCTTGCGGGTCCTCCTTCTCGGAGCATTTCCGCAAGATCACCGACTCGGATTGCACGGAAAACGTTCTCGAATGGCTCCGGTGCGGGGGGAAACTCGAGTTGTGGGGCTGGCGTCGGATCAAAGCCAAAAAAGGGGGAAAGGCGATGGTCTGGCGGCCGAGGATTCAGGAAATCACCGAAGAAACGATCAAGGAGAAGGCTGAGGGGGAATCATGACTCCAAAACACATCATCATGCACCACAGCGCAACAAAAGACAGCGGAACGGTATCATGGCAGGCGATCCGGCAGTATCACGTAGAAACGAACGGATGGAAAAACGTGGGCTACCATTGCGGGGTGGAGCTGATCACACATCCGTGCGGGATCTCGCGAAATGAGATTCTTCTCGGCCGGCCTCTGACCCAGGGAGGCGCGCATTGCCTCGGGATGAACGACAAAAGCCTCGGCATCTGCCTGATCGGAAACTTTGACGAGGAACACCCCTCCCCCGATAAGCTCAAGCTCGCCGCCGAGCTGGTACGGAGCCTTATGGAAATATTCCGGATACCGAAAGATCAAGTCCTCGGGCATCGTGAGGCGGCAAAAGGGCGCACCTGCCCGGGAAAGAATTTCGACATGGACCTCTTCCGTGGGATGTTGGGGAAATAGCCGATGGAAGAACAAATCATCAGGGGAGATAAGAGCGCCGCGAAGTTCCTGGACATCTCTCTTTCGACACTCAAGCGGTGGGATTCCGAAGTAAAGATCCCATGTCGCGTGACGTATGGGTGCCGGAGATCATACCTCAAGACCGAGCTCCTTCGGTGGTATGAGCTGATGACTGAGAAAATGCGCTCAAAAGTCGAACGACAGCGGGAAATTAAGGCAGAATGGGCGGCATATGCCAGGTCACATAAAAAAACCGCTTGTTCGTGAGTTGATCATGACATGATCAAGAGTTGATCTGGGTTGTTAATGAACACCCCCCCCTTGATTTGACAGGTGCCGAAATGTCTGAAACACTCCGCCAGAACAGTTCTCCCGCGTTTTCCTCCTCAAAGGTCCGGGGTTAAAATCCCGGGCCTCCCCAAAGAAAGGGGCCGACATGACAAAGATCGAGCGGCTGAAACGATTGTGGGCGCAACCATCGACAAAGCGGGGCCTGATAGGGCTCTTGAGTCTTTGCGGGATCGCGGTGAGCCCGGAGCATTGGGACGTTATTTCGATCGTGGCGGGGCTTGCGTTCTCGGTTTACGAGATCATGCGGGACGAGGACGCCGCAAGGAAGGTGGTCATAGCCCTTTGTCTTCTGCCGTTTCTCGCGGGCTGTGCCGGTCTTCAGGGGATAAAGCCGGTCGCGGAAATGACACCCCAAGAAAAGGCAACCTGGTTCCTCGAATCCTACAACAGCCAGTACGACCTGTACCAGCAGCAAGCCGCGCAGCCCAATCTCACCGAATCCCAAATTAAGATCCTCAAAGCGAAACGCGAAGTCCTCCTTGAGCTCCACCCGGCCGCCCTGATGTACGGTCGATACGTTCAATCCGGGGCGATACCGGCGGCGGATCTCGAGGCGAAAGTCATAGGCTACATCGAGAAGCTACTTTCGGCGGCGGAAGGGGGTTCGAAATGACACAGGAGGCGATCATTCTGGCTCGGCTGGCTCTTGAAGCCATCGCGCTCGCAACGCAGCAATATGCCATCCTTCAGCGCCTCGCCGGGAAATCAGAGGCCGAAATTCAGTCGATGCTCGCAGACGCGATTGCCGGGGCGATGCTCAGGGACCCGGCAAACCTCAAGGTGGTCGGCTGATATGGTCCGGGGCCGTGCGGCATACCGGGAGCCCCAATGGGGCCAGACTCGTAGAGAGCCGCCGGTTCCGGGCCGCCAAGGGTGAAGGGATGGACATGGCGCAATTTTCTCACCCGTCCGTGCTCTACGAAGATAGGGCAGCTCTCAAGCGTATGTTCTCCGAAGCCTCCCAGGAGCGGAAGCTTGAATTCCTTTTTGACCTCATGCTTGACATGAAAACGACCTGCGCCACTCGGGTTCATCGGTGCGAGGAGTGGAAGGACAAACTTGAGGAAGACGTTACCGGGAAAAAGAAATCAGACATTGCCGCGAGCGCGGGCGGTGGGTTCCTGGGCGGGGCAGCGATGATGCTTGGAAAATGGTTGGGTGGATGGTGAAATGGCAACCGATACCAGCGTAGCCGAACAATGTATCGCGGAAACCCGCGCGAAGCTCGACGCCTGCGGTTACACGCTGGATCGGCTCCTTGAAGAGATGCGGGGGCCGCTCGAAGCGAAAAAGAGCGTATTCCAGAAGATCGCGGGGCCTGTGACGATCTACAGCAAGAAGCTCAACTCTTCCAGGCAGGCGAAGGCAGGCGATAGGGTCGGCGTCGCCCGGGTCATTTCGTGCGACGAAGACGGGTCTCTTCTCGAAATCGTAGTCACCGACATGGCGCAAAAGCAGAGCGCGGTGGAGCTTCTTCTGAAACTCAGGGGGGATTTTCCGGGGCAGAAGATCGATATCACCGATACGCGCATGGTTCAGTCGATTCTCGCGGCGCTTCCTCTTGAGGCCCAGGCACAGGTAAAAGAAGCGATCAAGGAAAAGGCGAAGAAGTGATATCTCAAGCCGCCGCGAGCAACATCGCAGACGAAATCATCAAGGCCGTGGGTCTTGAGGCGGCGCTTGCTCTTGTTTCGGGGGGGTACGAGCAGTACCAAGAAGATCCGGTTGGGTTTGGGGCCGATGTTCTTGGGGAACTCTACACCGAGGACGTTAAGCGCCTCATGGAGTCGGTGAGAGACAACCCGGTCACGATCGCGAAATCAGGAAACGCTTTAGGGAAAACTCATGCGGCCGCTCGCGTAGCAATTTGGTTTTACAAGTCGTTCCAAAATTCTCAGGTTTTTACCGCCGCAGCTCCGCCCGAATCGAACCTCAAAAAACTCCTTTGGGGTCAGATCGGCGGAATCATTGAGAGCCAGAAAAAGCTTTTCGATTCAGACAAGACTCTTTCTCTCCATATCGAGAGGAGCCCCCAATCGTTTTTGACGGGAGTGACAATCCCGATGAGCGGGACGGAGACGCAGCGGGAAGCAAAATTTTCGGGCAAACATGCTCCGTATCTCCTTTTTATCATCGACGAAGGGGATGCCGTACCGGACGAGGTGTACCGGGGAATTGAGTCCTGTATGTCTGGGGGGCATGCAAGGCTCCTTGTTATGTTCAACCCCCGCTCCGAAGTCGGAGAGGCTTACCGGATGGAGAGGGACGGCCGGGCGAGCGTTATCCACCTTTCCGCGTTCAATCATCCCAATGTTGTTACCGGGGAAGACCAGATCCCAGGTGCGGTAACGAGAGAAACGACCATCCGCAGGATAAATCAATGGTGCCGGCCGATGCTCGAAGGCGAAAAAACCGATGCGGAAATGTTCGAGCTTCCTTCATTTTTGGTCGGGATGACCGCGAAAAGCCAGAGCGGGCAAGAGTATCCGCCGTTAAAGCCGGGCCGGTACAAGGTGATGGAGCCTGCTTTCAGTTATATGGTTCTCGGGCAATATCCTGCACAGGGGACAAACCAGCTCATCTCAAGAGAGTGGATAGCCGCCGCCCGTTCGCGGTGGGATCTTTACGTTTCAAGGTACGGGGAAAAGCTCCCGCAGGGAGTTGACGGGGTGGCCGGCCTTGATCCTGGTGAATTCGGACACGACCCGACCGCAATGGTCGAGAAGTACGGCGGGTGGGTCCCGATGCCGATTCAATGGCATGGCGTTGATATCATCGTCACATCCGAAAGGGCGCGGCAGAACGTGGCCGGAAAGCCTATCGTCTGTACCAACGTTGATGCGAACGGGGTCGGGGCGGGAGTGGCTCCGGACATGATGCGTCACGGGTTCACCGCAAAGGCGGTCAAAACCCAGGAAAGCCCGGAAGAACTTGCGCCCGACGAAAAGGAACTCGGTGAATTCAAGATCAATCGTGATTACCTCGCGTGGCGAGTCAGGGAGTGGTTGAGAGCCGATGCGGGGGCGATGCTTCCACCGGATGAGGAGCTTTTAGAGGAGCTTCGAATCCCGACATATCGGATCGAAGGGAAATATATCCGGGTGATGCAAAAGGACACGATGAAAGACCTCTTGAAGCGATCGCCGAATAAATTCGATGCCCTGTGCCTTTGCTTCTCGAAACCCATTACATCGACCGCGAATGCGCATATCACAAAGAGCCAGCATGCCGAGCTTAAGGCGAAATACAGCCGGTTCGGAAGGGGAATGATGTAATGGCGACGGACCGCGATATCAAGAAAGACTCCGAAGAGGCTTACAACGCCGGCCAATCCCACTGGCAAACGTATTGGGAAGAGGCCAAAAAGGATATCCAGTTCCGCGAGGGGAATCAGTGGACGAATCGCGACAAGTTGTATCTCACATCTCAAGACCGCGAGGCGCTCGTCTGGAATAAGACGCACCGGATCGTCAATCTGGTCGCCGGCTACGAGCAAAAAAACCTTCTCGCTTTGAAGGTGGATCCGGTCGAAGGGGCGGATGAAAGAACCGCCTCTCAGTTTTCCGGCCTTCTCATGTATATCATGATGAGCGGAGGGGGGCATCTCGCCTCTTCCTCCGCGTTCGAGTTCGGGCCGGTCATCACCGGGATGAATTTAATTGAGCCGTGGGTGGACCGGACGGACGATCTCCTTAACGGAGACATCAAGTTTCGGCGCCTCCCCTACAACAGATATGTTTTGGACCCATCGTTTCAGGATCGGAACCTCGATACGGATTGCGGGTTCGTCTTTACGAGGGACTATTTCACCCGCGATCAGATTTACGGAATGCTTCCCGAGCGAAAGAGCGACATCGAAAAGCTCAAGGGGTGCGGGGCGGATGCGAAGTTCCAGCAATTCTACCCGCTCAAGGGGAAAAACAACGAGTACAACCTGAAATACGACCGCTTCTATGTTCAGACGCACCGCCCTTACCGGATCCTCGCCGACACGCAAACCGGGAGAATCGTTCCGATGCCGGATAAAGGAGACCGGAGAGTAGACGAGCTGATCCGGCTTTTCGCGGGGAGATACCCTCAGCTTAAAGTCATCAAGGGCATGCGGAAGGGCGTGGACCTGCATCTTTTTGTGGAGGGTGAGCTCATGTATTCGGGGCTCGATCCTTCCGGCCTCGACGAATATCCGTTCGTTTTAGAGGCGGGTTACTGGACCCCCGAGGACGAAGACCCGAAATACCGGATGCAGGGAGTCGTAAGGTGCTGCCGGGATCCTGGGACAGAGAGCAACCGGCGCCGCTCGATGGTGCTCGACATGCTCGACGGGGTGATCAGACAAGGGTGGAAGGCGAAGACCGGGAGCGTCGTGAACGAGGAAGAGCTTTATTCCTCAGGTTCGGCGGTAGTATGGATGGACAAGAACGCAGAAATGGAAGACGCGCAGCGACTGGCTTCCCCCGAGATCCCGCAAGGGCTCTTCCAGGCGATGCAGATCATGGATCAGGACCACGACGAGGTGGCCGGGGTCAACTCCGAAATGCTTGGGAGCGCGGAGAACGACGATATCGAAGTCGCCGCCCTTCTCGCCAAGATGCGTAGCGCCAACGGCCTCACGACGCTTCAAAGCCTTTTCTCTCACCATCGGAACGCAAAAGCGCTTCTCGGGAGAAAGCAGATTCGGCTGATCCAGAAGAATTTCACCCCCGCAAAGGTGCAAAGGATTTTGGGGGAGCCGCCGACGCGGGAGTTCTACGAAAGGGATTTCGGGAAATACGATTGCGTTCCGGTCGAAGGGTTGCTCACGGATACACAGCGCCAGCAGCATTACGCTCAGATTCTCGCCTGGAAGAAGGCGGGGGCTCCGATACCCTGGACGCACGTCATAGACTTTGCCCCGATCGAGCGAAAGGACAAGCTCAAGGAGGCGGTCGCGGCCGAGGAAAAGGGGCAGGCGCAGGCGGCGAAACAGCAACAGCAGATGGAGCAGCTCGCGGCTTCGTTGATGAATGCGGATCGTGCTCAAAAGCTTGCGTCTGCCAGAGAGCGCCTCGAGGAAGCGAAAGGGGAGCGTGCCAAAGCCGACCTTGACAGAGCGAAGATGGTTCGAGAGATGCAAGGGATAGACCTTGAGAATTTTTCAAAGACGCTTGGACTTCTTCAAAATCTTTTGAACATGATCAGGGTCCCACAAGAATCACAGCCACAACAGATAGAGAATATGCAACCGATGGGGCAAGCATGAACTCGCGGGATAGGGTAGCTCCCGAAAAGACGGAAATTCCCGCCGTCTTCCCGCGCATTGAAGAACGGGAAACTGAAAGGGGAAGTCAGAAGATGTCGCAGGTCATCGATTTAATGGGGCAAAAATTCGGAAAGTGGGAAGTCGTGGGATTTGATGGGGTCAGAAACCGCAACGCTTTTTGGTTATGCAAATGTTCTTGCGGAAAAATGAAGGTGGTCAGGGCATCGTTGCTGAGGTTCGGTGGGACAAAATCATGCGGATGCTATAGTGGAGAAGATTTAAGCGGGAAAATTTTTGGAGATCTGACTGTCATTGGCCGCGAAGGGAGTCGGTGGCTCTGCCGGTGCACATGCGGCAAGCAGGCGCTGGTTTATGCTGGCAATCTGCGGAAGGGCAACACGAAATCTTGCGGGTGCAAATGGCACTTTAAGCATGGCTACGCGCACACAAAGATTTATGCTGTTTGGAGAAGCATGATAGGGAGATGCACAAACGCAAGCCTGGAAGTATATCCGCACTATGGGGGGCGAGGAATTCAAGTCTGCGAAGAATGGATGAAGTTCGAAGCATTTTTGAGAGATATGGGCGACCGGCCTTTCTCGGGTGCTCAGATTGACCGAATCGACAACAACGGCCACTACAGCAAAGATAATTGCAGATGGGCTTCGAGGCATCAACAAATGCGGAACACCCGGAAGGTGCGCAACATCACGATAAATGGTGTTACGAAATGTCTCAGCGACTGGGCGCAGGCTTACGGGGTAAATTACAATACGATTCGGAAAAGAATCATGACCGGTATGTCCCCGGTTGAAGCTATTACGAAACCAAGGGTGGCCAGATGCAGATAATCATAAAAAAGCTGCATAAGGCTTTGGATGTTCTTCCCAGCACCCTGACGTTCGGAGATTGCAGAACACAGATGAAAGCCGACCTTCTAAAGAGCCTTGAGGAGATTCTCAACCGCAAGGCGAATTACGGACAGGTCTATTTTATTCTGGTTTATGCGCACGTCGATCCGGCGATTCCTGGTGGCAGGGCAATTAAGGAGAGAATCCTGATACTGCCCGAAAAACCACAAAGACTCTTGGGAACGATATGCTTCCGCATTGATCCTGTTGGTGGAGACGCTACGATTGAGTGGGTTTTGCCCCTCGATATCCCGACCCCGGCCATTTTGCACACGGAGGCCGGGAACCATCGCAGGGTACAGGGAGCGGCGACGATCATGGAAAGCGTTAAGGGGATGCCGATTATCAATAGGGGGATGAATTGACTGAACCCCAACTTTCAGCCCTGATCGCACGTATCGAGAAGGCATGCGAGGAAACCGGGGCGCATTGCAAGATCACGATCGAGAAGAAGCCGAGGCTTGAGCACGTTCATATCGAGATCAACGCCAAGGTGGACGCGGGTTCAGCAGGGAAACGCTGATAAAAATCTGAGCAGTAAGACGAGCACTTGAAAGCCGCCTCATAGGGAGGCGAGCATTATCGAGGCCGATTGACCGGGTGACACCGGACAGTCGGCCTTTTTTGTTTTAAAGGCGCGGCCGGCCAGTACCCCCACTTCGAACGGGCTCTAGTCTCAAAGCCGAAAGCTTAAGAGACACAACCTGCGGCCGAGGTGAGGAGGGGGGAATCGGGCTTTAAAGGTGGAACATGGAAGACACCACAACGGGCGTAACGGCTCCCGCCGCCGGGGGGCAGAGTGAGGCACCAAGCGAAGCACCTGCAACGAACGTGACAGTTCCGCTGCATGTGGTTCAGACGGTCCGTCAGGAACTCGCGAGCGAGAAAGCGGCGAGAGCGGATGTCGAACAGAGACTTCAGCTCTTCATGATGCAGGGGCAGCAGCAACCGCCTCAGCAGCAGGCGCCGCCTCCGGAAGATCCCTTGGCCGGGATGCAAGACGACGAGCTGATCAACGTGAAAGACCTGAGAAAGCTCGTTTCTAACATGCGGCCGGGAATCACCCCCGAGATCCAGACGACCATAGCGAAGTTGGAGGCGAAGGTACAGGACCCGAACTACGAGGCAACCATCAGAACCTATTTACCCGACATGATTACCGCTCAACCGACCTTGCGCGACATGATCGCTCGGGCTCCGAATCCGCTTCACGCGGCGCTCACGGTGGCCAAGATGTCTCCGAAGTACCAGGAGGCGCAAAAGCAGCCGAACGCGCCGAGGGCCGACATTTTAAACGATCTGCAAAGAATCATCGAGAACGCGACGAAACCCATGTCGCCCGGGTCAATGGGCGGCGGGGGGGCGGTCGCGGGGCATGATCGGTTCCGAACGATGTCGGATCAGGACTTCGAGGCCGAGGTTCAGCGCGTTTTGTCGGGGCGGTAAGAAAGGATACGACAAATGCCCGATGTGGTAACCACCTCGACCCAGGTTCCGCCTGGACTCGACACGTTTTACGACCGAGTGATTTTGCGGTCGGCCATGCCGCGCCTCGTCCATCTCAAATGGGCGCAGGAGGCGATGCTCGACCAGAAGAGCGGGACCATCTACAAATGGCACCGCTACGATGACCTCACCGACGCCACGACTCCCCTTCCGGAGGGAACCGACCCGGACGCGCAGGCGCTTTCGAACATCAGTTTGACGGCGCAGATCGCCTGGTACGGAACCTACGTCAAGATCACGGATGTCGTGGACCTCACCAATCAGGACCCGGTTTTGACCCGGATCGCTTCGGAGAAACTCGGGCGAAACGAGGGGAGAACCTTCGACACCCTGATGCGGGACATTCTCGCCGCCACCGCCTCCCAGATCAATGCCTCCGGAGGAGTGAACGGCAACACCCCGACCGAGATCACCCGCGCCGACATCGATGTCGTGGTCGAAACGCTCCTCGGGAACGATGCCGATTTTGTTGCCCCCGCGATCAAGGCCGGAACCGGCCAGGGGACGATGCCGATCCGCGCCGCCTTCTGGGGGATCATCAAGAGCACCATCGTCATGGACCTCGAAGCCTGCGTAGGTTTCACGGGGGTTCAGGGCTACTCCGCACAGATGGGAGTGGACGACGCCGAGTGGGGAGCGGTCGGAAACGTCCGGTTCCTTCACTCCTCGAACGCGAAACAGTCGGCAGACGCAACGCCGATCTACCCCGTTCCGATCATCGGGAAGGACGCCTACGGGACGGTGAATCTCGGCAAAACCAAGAACGTCGTGAAGGGGTTCGATACGGCAGGCAGCCCGCTCAACCGGTACGCCACCTCAGGGTGGATTGCGCCGTGGGCCGGCCGGATCCTGAACGACCTTTTCATGCTTCAGCTCCGCGTAACGGCGGCGGTTTAAGGAGGGGGTGAGAAATGGGACAGATTAAAACCGGAAAATTCATCTCCACCGGCGGAATCGTCAACGTAAACCTGGGATTCATCCCGGCCTACGCGCGGTTTCTCAACGCGATGGCGGCAGCCGACGAAGTCGCCGTTCTCGAGTATTTCAACAAGGCGGGGGACGCTTCGGAGTTCTGGCACTACGCCGCGAACGCGGCCGGTGCGGTCGCCGCCGTCATCACCAAAAAAAGCGCCGACGGGTACGTGTCGGAATACGACACGGTAGCCATCGGGAATCAGCGATCGGTTACGATGGACGCCACCGGTGGAGCCGCGGAAAACCTCCTGACCTGCACGAACGCAGCGCACGTTCCGAAGAACGGGGACGTTCTGAAGTTCGTCGAAGGGAACAGCGACATCGCGGCCGGTGTGAGCAAGTTGCTCAACTATTACGTCATCGATTCCGAGGTTTACGGCGCAGGGACGTTCCGTATTTCGAGAGTTGCTCCCGACACCGGTGCCGCCCAGACCGTCCATGCCCTCACCGACGATGGAACGGCCCCGAATTATTTCATCAACGTGAGCAACCCGGGAGTCGCCGATGTCGTCGGCGGGAAGGGCGTTTCCCTTTCTGCCTCCTTCTCGGACGACAGCGACGTGATCTATTACGTCGCCATCGAAGCCGACAGGGATCAGGACCTTGGAGATTCCGCCAACTGGTAAACCAAACGCCGGGGGGAGAGATCCCCCCGGCCCTCCGAAAGAGGCGATTAAATGAATGAGAGAGAAAAAGACCAGCTTTCGAGTGAGCGAAAAAGAATCATAAAGCATCGAGTCGAAAGCTCGAAGCTTGTCGATCCGATGGTAGAGGTCAGGTTCCAGAACATCGAGGACCCGGGCTCTGCCGGAAAACCCTCTCCCCCGCTCAACTTCGTATACGAGAACTACGTATTCAAGGAGAGCCGGAGAGAAGGAGAGCCCGATACCGCATTGCGGCACGGCCACACGTATAAACTCCCCCTTTCCGTGGTGGAGCATCTCAATTCCCTCAAGGTCCCCGTGTACGCGCACACCATCGACCCGAAGACTAAAGCCCTCATGAGCGTAGAGGCGGGACATAACAACCGCTTCTCGTGCGTTCCCGTGAACATGGGAGATTTCAAGGCGGTCGAGGGGGCGGGGGATGTTCAGATGAGACGCCCCGGGAAAAAACAGGCGGCCGCGGCCGCGTAAGGAGAAAGATAGATGGGAACCGGCAAACGAATTACCTTCGAAGCCATCAACGACCCGATGCAGCTCGTAAGACTGCTCAACGCCTTCGATACCGAAATGGATGCGGTCCGGACTCTGGCGAACGAGCTTCGGACCGATCACGCGACCTTTAAGACCCAGGCCGATGCGGTCGAAACCCTGATCGAAGAATTGCACGACGATCACGCGACTCAAAAGACTTCCCATGACGCGGTGGAGGTTTTGATCGAGGAGATACACGACGACCACGCGACGTTCAAAACGGTGGTCGATGACCTCAAAACCCTCGGGAACGCTCTGCGGACGTATATGAACGATGGCCTTCTCGTTCACGGGGCGCTTGCCATTTCCGGGGTCGCTGCCGAGAAGTTCAAGACCACGGCGACGGCGGTCTATACCATCAACGGTGTGACCTACACGAAGGCGGCGACCGACAACCTCACCTTTACGGCGGCGCACGAGATCACGGCGAGTAAGTTCGGGATCATTCTCATCCAGATCGATGCGGCCGGAACGATTTCAACAAAGGTTCCCGGCGCGCTCCAGGCATACGACAGCGCGGCGCTCGCTCTTGCGGCACTCCCCGCCGTCGACGCTTCGAATGTCGCGCTCGGCTACATTGCCATCGCGAACATCGCATCCACCTGGACGGCGAACACGGACGACCTGACCGATGCCTCCGATGTCACGACCGCCGCTTTCAGCAACACGGCGATCAAGGCGATTCCTTCGGCGGTTGCGACCTCTTCACCTGCAACCCTTACCGCTCCGAAACCTGCCTCCGGCCCTGCGACCCTGACGGCGGCAAAACCGGCCTCGGCGCCTGCGACCTTGGCGGCGGCTGCGATAACCGAGCAAGTCCTGAAGACGAGGTAGCGGAGGCCCTATGGCCTGGACAGTCGCGCAAATCATATCGAAATTCCGGGATCTGACGGGGCGTAAAAGCGTCAATCAGATCTCGGATGCCGATATCCTGATTGAGATCAACCATTTCTATCAGGAAGTCTTTCCGATAGAAGCGGGAATCCCCGAGTTTAAAGGGTGGTACACGTTCAATACGGTGGCGAGCACGGGTTCCCAGGCGCTCCCAGATACCGTCCTGAGCGTCACCTTTCCTGCTTACGTTGACGATGAAGAGGTAACCATCTGGACGGATACACAGAGGTTTTACGAGGAATACCCGCACGACTACGCCACCGAGAATCTCCCGACCGATATTCTCCTTTTAGACCGGACGCTTATCTTGAGGCCGATTCCGGATGACGTTTACGAAGCGAGGCTTCGAAAGACGAGCAGCATTCCGGACGCGCTCGTTACCGGGGAGATCGATAATCCTTTGTGGGGGCGAGCGATCGCCTACGGGTCTGCGATCACGTTTCTATCCGATAAGGGGGAAAAGGAGATCGCCGGAGAACACGAGCCGATTTATCTCTATCATCTCGGGTTGATCCGGAAAGGAATCATTTTGCAGGCTCCGACCGGGAAGCGGCCGAGAAGCGGGAGGTTTTAAATGGCGTGGGATAAGGATAAGCCTGCGGGAAGCCAGAAGGTAAGACTCTCCGACGATGATATCAGAGAGAATAACGATTGCCTCGAAGACGCGCTTTCGAGGGATCACGAGTTCCCTGGAACAAAAAGCTCGACGGCCGGGATGCACAACACCATCCAGTTGCGCGATCCAGGAAGCGACCCGGCGGCGCACGCTACGGCTGTAAAAATAGTGAATCGGGCCGGGGTTGTCAAAACCATTGCCCCCGGAGGCGCCCTTAAAACCATCGCCCACCTTACGGACGTTCAGGGGGTTTTGAACGCTCCTGCCGGGACCGTGATGATCTTCGGGCAGAACTTCGCTCCGACCGGCTGGACCCGTAAGGCCGACTGGACGGATAACGCCATGCTTTGCTATGCCGCGAGCGGGAATGTCGCGACCGGCGGAGCGGTGAACCCCCAGGGCGCTCATACTCACACCGGTCCATCGCACGAGCATACCGGCCCTTCGCACGAACATAGCGGCCCGAGCCATGATCATGATCAAGCGTATGGCGCGGGTGTCGCTGGAAGCGGCGCGTACGCGGTTGGAATGGAAAACTCTCCAACCGGCGGGCTTGTCGCTTACGGACCAGGAAGCGCGAACACCTATTATCCGGCGACCGGGAAAACGCTTGCCGCCGGAACCGGAAATACCGGAGCTTCCGGAACCGGCAACACTGGATCTGCCGGCACCGGTGCGACCGGAGCAAACTCCGCGCCCTTTTTCCAGGAAGTGATTGCATGTTCGAAGGACTAGCCCAATCCAATGATTTGTCCACAGATAGCACAAAAGTCTTTTGTGCTTGCGGGTGCGGTGGCATCAGGGACAGATTTGATAAGAACGGTAACGAGCGCAGGTATATTCAAGGCCATGCCAGAAGGGGCATGAAAAATACTCCTGAAGCAATTCGTAAGATCGTGCTGGCAAGAACTGGAATGAACTTTACCGAGGAACACCGCAGGCATATTTCAGAGTCCCACAAAGGGCAGAGGCCCTGGAATGCAGGCACAAAAGGCGTTTGTAAGGCTTGGAATAAAGGTTTAAAACTTCCACACCTAAGTGGAGAAAATAGCTCAAGGTACAGGCACGGCCTCTCCAACGCGCAAGAATACAATAACGAGTTACGCAGAAGGGCGCAAAAGAACAACGACCCAAGGGCTGTCTATTCCAGGCTAAAATCACACTTGAAGCGCAAGAGCGCCGTCCTTGATTGGCCCCGTGAAGACTTTATTGAGTGGTATAAAAGCGCCCCTTTAATCTGCGTGTATTGCGGAATAGAGGTTAAGAAATACGCAGGATCGAGTGGGCCAAAAAGGGACGCTATTTCGATTGACAGGAAAGACCCAAAGGGTCCGTATTCACGGGACAACTGCGCCATATCGTGCATGAAATGCAACATCGTAAAAAACGATGTTCTTACATATGAGCAGATGAAGAACATAGTCGGTCCTCTTTTAAAAATTAACAGGGAGTCTTCCTAATGAAAAAACCTCCATGCATAAGAGGACTGAAAGCGTTCAAAGGTGGGTGTCCCCAAAGACCATGGGACGGCGAATCTGGGTGCCCCGCGTGGGTCGAGCTCCTTGTCACTCCGAAAGGAGAGCCGAATAAGCCGAAGGATAAGGTCGGAAAGTGCATCGACCATTGGAATCTTGAGCTGACGTTGACTTCTCTCGGGCTGCTCGAAGGAAATCAAAGGGCTATCGAGACTTTCCGGAATAACATGACGGTCGAAGGATCTCCGAAGCCAGACCCGGCCATCGTTCAAATGATCGGGATGATGGAGCAAAGACAACAGTTTATCGCGTGGAAGAAGGCTGAAAATGGCGTATGAACCATTCCTAATCGCCAATCTTCGGCACGGGCTTGAGGAAAACCTTCAGCCGTGGCTGATCCCTCAAGATGCCTGGGCATCGATGACGAATTGTTTCCTTCGAAGGGGTGTCCTTTGCAAGCGAAACGGGAGGGTTCTTTTTGGAAAATTCGTCCATGCCGTAGCGAGCGAGGCGATAGGGCTCGCCGGAACCGATAATTACACCGGGACGCTGGCAAACTTTCCGCTCAGGATCGGGGATCTTTCGTTCACGGACGGGACGCTTCTTATCGAGGATGATGGCGACGGGACTTTATCGGGGGACGGGACCGGGACCATCGATTACGAGACCGGCGATTACGATGTCACCTTTTCAGGGAACACCACCGGGGCCGTTACCGCCGACTATGATTATTATCCTGGGCTTTCGATCGTCGGGATTGAAAGTTACTGGAACACCTCGACCGGCGAAACGGACCTTATGGTTTTCGATAAGCTCCGGGCCTGCAAGTACGATCCTGCGAACGAAAAATTGGAAGACGTGCTCGGGGCTGACGAGTGGACCGGAGGCGACTTTGATTACATCTGGGGGTGTAACGCGAGAAACCGGCTTTATGTGACGAACAACGTAGACCCGGTAAAATATTGGGACGGGACGAATTTCGCGGACCTTCTCATGGATATCGATGGAGACGCGGCGAGTGATGTCGATGCCTGCCGCCTGATGTTTTCCCTGAAGGAAAGAATAATCGCGCTGAGAACGACCGAAAATGGAACGCTTTACCCGCAGCGCGCCAGGTGGCCGAAAGCCGAGGATCACGACGACTGGACAAATGACGGGTATGTTGACGCGCCTACGCAAGACTGGATCATGGCGGCCGACTTTATCGGGGATGATCTGGTTGTCTTCTTTACGAATTCGACATGGAGATTGAGGTACACCGGGGATGCCGCGCTTCCCTTCAGGTGGGAGCAAATCGATTCTTCGTTAGGGTGTTACGCCACTTTTTCAGGCTTTAATTATTCCGATGTAATGGCGTGCATCGGCGGGACGAACATACTCGAAACCGATAATCTTAAAGTTTACGAGATCGATCAAAAAATTCCGGATGCGGTTGCGAAAATAGACCCGCAGCAGTTCGATAAAATCTATTCGATTCCGATCACTGAACTTCAACAGGTGATCGTTTCTTACCCTGAGTCTTCTGGCACGAAGAACGAAAAGTCTCTTTGCTACAACACGGATGATAAATCGTGGGCAAGGTTCGATTTCGGATTCAATACCTACGGGTTTTATAAAGAAGGGGAAACAGGTCTGACGCTGGATGAAATCGATTCGACGTGGGATGAGCTTGAAATCGCGTGGGATGACAATACAAGGCAAGCCGGGTATCCGGTTACGCTCGCCGGGGATACTGAAGGAAACGTCTGGAAGATCAACTTCGGCGCCGACGATGCTGGGGGCGGCATTAATTTCGAGGCGGTTTCAGGAAGGTGGAACCCTTATTTGAAGGAAAGCAAGAAGGCAAGGTTCGGGTGGATCAAGTTCCTTGTCGATCGCGATCCTTACATAACCATGCTTGTCGATTTTTACGCGCATATCGACGGAAAGGAAACGCTCATTGCGACCGAAACCGTAGTTTTCGGGGAGGGAGAAGAGAGCGCCGAAAAGGTTTGGGTGCGGGCGGATAATGGTGCAGTCGGGGATTTTCATAGAATTCGCCTTCGGAATAACGAGGCGAACCAGACCATTCGCATCCACGCCATGATGATTTACATGAAGCGGGCCGGGAGCATGAAATGAGCCTTCCCCCGTCCTTTTCTCTGCCCTGGAAGCCGGAGGATCTCGCGATTCTCGCGAAGGCCGGCCACCAGATGAACCCGGCGCAGGTCGAGTATTTCAAGCAGCTCATCAAGGCGCTCGGCGCGATGTATTCCGATATCTCGAATGCCGTGAACCTCATCATAAAAGAGATCGCTGCGCTCGATCATGGGGCGAGTCTGGCGGGGCTCGGGGATGATGATCACGCGCACTATTTTAATGAGACGCGGGGGGACGCGAGATATCAGAAGATTGCTCAGGGTGCCTGGATCGAGCCGACGCTTCTTAATTCGTGGGTGAACTATGACGCCTCGTGGAGTCCTGCGGGGTATTACAAGGATACCGCGGGAACGGTCCACGTTAAAGGCGTAATCAAAGACGGAACATACACTCAGGCAGCATTTTTATTGCCGGCAGGGTATCGACCTGCCGTAAACGACATATACCCGTGTGCGAGCTGGAACGGGGTTACAAGTGTCGCCGGGTTTGCCCTTGTCTATGCGGACGGGAATGTCGTTCCGTGGCATGGAGTTACGGGCGCCGGCACATGGTTCTCCTTCGGACGAATTTCTTTCGAGGCGGCATGAAACCAAAAGGAACGTGTCTCCGGTTCGTAAAGGTAAAGGACATTCACCTGATCCCGCGGTATCTTTTCGAACAGGTGAAACCGAGGGACTTCAATATCGATAAGCTTTACGAGTGGGCGCCGATCCTCTTGGCGAACCCGATGAACCTTTTGGGCGCCTTCATAGACCGGTCCGAAACCATACGGGGGGTTATGTGGAGCGACTTTAACCCGATCACCGAAAAAATCACAGTTCACATTCTTTCGGTAGACAAGGAATATTTCGGGTCGGGGATTTTAAAGGAAGCCGACGGGATCGTGTGTAAATTCAAAAAGAAGCTTAATGCGAAAGGGATTTTGGTTACAACAACCAGGTCGAAGGCCCTTGAAAAAATAGGGTATACAAAAACGCAAACCCTTATGGAAAAAGTTTGATGTGGAGCAGCCGAACGGTAATGCAAAAATGGCTTTGGATTTGGTGCGCCCGACTCGATACCCCGTGGCTCCCCTATTCGGCCATAAAGAGCATTTTGAAAGAGTTCAGGGATATTGAGCTTCAAATTTCACAATCCGAAACAATAGTCGGGTGGGTTGGGGCAAGCAAAATAACAGATCCGAAAGCGTTGGTGTGGTGGGCGAAATGCGGCGGGATACCGTTTGAGCTGAACATAAGGGAAAAGAAACTCTGGTTCAGAAAGGAAATAAGGCATGTGTGACGGCGAAGGCGATGGGCCTGGAAGCGGAGTTACTGGACCCGGCGGGATGGGGACAATGGGAGGCATATCCCCTGATGTCGCTGTAGACACATCAAGCATAGGGATGTCCACGGCAGATTCCACCGGCATGGGGATAATTGGCGAACTCGCTACGGCCGTTGTTAGCGCGTTAGCGGCGGCGGCAGCTACAGGGTTGACCGGCTCCCCGATTGCCGGGGGGCTTGCCGGGAAAGGCGTCAGCGCAGCGATAAATGCACTCTCGCAAACCTCTGTCGGGCAATCTGTCGTAGACGGCATTATGAGCGGGAACCTGGCACAGGATGATGCTGCGGCTGCGGTGGCTTCCGCGATGCAGTCAGGCGATATCGATGTCGGCGCTGCAACCAATTTTGTTGGAGGGACAACAGCGATGGGAAAAGATTCCGGTAATTGGCTGACGGGAAAGACGACGGCGCCGAGCGCAACCTCTTTATCCACCATGACCCCGGAGCAGAGCGCTCTCTTAAAGCAGCTTAACGAGCTTTTGGGTGGCAAGACCGGCGAAGGGGGCGAGTTTATACCCGGCCAGCTCGGGCAGGGCGTTCCGGCCTACGAAGGAAAATTGACTGCCGGGCCGACCGGGATGGAAGAAAAGGGGTGGGGCGCAATCAGCAGTCTGTTGTCCGGGCCTCAGCAAAGCGCCACTTCTAAAACGGCGATCGACAAAATACTTCAGGGAACCGCTCAAGGGGTTCAAAAGTATGATGTCGGGGAGTTCGACCCGGCAGCGATTCAATCATGGTATCAGGACGCCCTCGTAAAACCCGCGATGGATACGTGGGAAAAGTCGGTCGTCCCGCAGATACAGGAAAAATTCATCGGGCAGAACGCGGGCTCATCTGGTGCCGCGAACCGGGCGATCTCGGGCTCCGCAGAAGATATGATGAGCAACCTCAACGCGCAGCTTGCAACAGCCCTTTACGGCGAGAAGGGGGCGTTCGATACAAGGAAATTCACCTCCGAAACCGACTACATCAAGAACCTCTTTTCGGCCGGCCAGAATGACGCAACCCGGGCCGCGCAGGTTCCGGTGATGGAAAATGCCTCGATGGAAAATTTCATGAAGGCTATTGGCCTCGGGACTTCTGCGGGGGCGACGGAAAGAGGAATTGAGCAGCAGGGATTGAACGAGGAATACATGAAATGGCTTTCCTCACAGGGGTATAGTAACCCATATCTGTCATTGTTAAGTTCAGCTCTCGGGCAAAGGGCGTCTGAAAACGTAGTCAATCCGGGAAGCCAGCAGTCGGGTATTTTACAGGACGTGCTTGCGCCTGCGTTCGGAAGCTACATGGGGAGTGAATCTGGCTCTGAGGCGATCACGAATCTTTTCTCAAAGCTTTTCTCGGAGGGGTAAAAAATGGCGATCATGCTACCGTTTATCCAAAAAGATTCTTTTGGAGGCCCCGCTGGTTCGACGCAGAACGCCGTCCAGATGATCCTTCAGGGAGTCATGCAGGGGATGGAGAAAAGGAAGCAGGCCGAACAGGAAAGGCTTCTTTCCCAAAAGTTCGCAGCTCCCGAAGCGCAAAGGAACATGCAGGCGCTCTACCCTGATCTTGCGATCGATACGTCTCGGGGTGAGGTAAACGGCGCCGCCCCCGCGCCTTCCGATCCATCGCAGTTCATGGACTGGATCCTTTCCGACCCGAAGCTTACCCAAAGATCAAAGGAGCAAGCGCTCGGGATCATGGGGGTAAAGAGCAAGCTCGATCTTGAGAAGGCTCAGGCCGAAAGATACCGGACGAAGGATGTAAAGGAAGAGAAGAATTACGAGGTCGAGCTTTACAAGGACGGGAAACCCGCCGGTAAAAAACTCGTTCCAGCGTCAAAATATAACGCCTTTGTCGAGTCGGCGCAGGCGGCGGGCTATGACGTTCAGAAGCCCGAGAAAGAAGAAAAGCCAGCCTATGACACGGTGTGGGCATACAAGCCCGGAGATCCCGATTCGTGGACGCCCGTTGAATACAAAAAGGGCGAACAGGACGGCGTGATTAAAAAACTTCAAAAAGAGGGCTTCAGGTTCAGGAGCTCAGCGCCGTCAGAGAAAGAGTCGGGTGATTATCTCACCGATAAAGCAAAGCTTGTCGATGACACAAGGGGCTTTTACCAAGCCAAAATGAATCAATTCATGGACCCCTTTGCAAAAATAGTCATGGACAAGGATGGGTACGACGCTGCGTATAAAGAGATGCAGGGCGATATGGTCAGGATCGCCAAGGGCGAAACGCCGAAATGGTTGCAACAACAGAGCAACCTTCCCCCCTTACCTTCTGGCTTCAGGATGGATTGATATATGCCGACGGCGACGAATCCGATAACCGGTCAAAGGCTGGTGCTCTCGGGCGGGAAGTGGCTCGCCTATAACGAGGACGAGTTCAAGAATTGGTATGCCGGGACTTCTCAAAGGATGGGGCTTTCCCACGACCCGGACGACCCGGAGCACCATTACGACTACCGGGCCGCGTTCGTTTCGGGCGCGATGCCGGGGGAAGACAACCACTGGCCGAGCGAGTTCAAGGGGCCGAAGCACCCGAACCGGTACGTTGACGGAATCGATACGATCACCGGGCAGCCGGCGAAGACCGCAACGAACCCGGAGACCGGGGAAAAGCTCGTTCTCCATGAGGGGTTGAATCAGTGGATGCCGATCAATAAAGCGGCGCCGAAGCCCGAAGAAGCTCCGGAGCCTGGAGTATTCGGGTCGGCGGGGCGAGGGTTTGCGGCGGGGGTCTTGGGGATACCGGAAAGCGTTGGGACCGGGATCCAGTATCTTGGGGAGCGATTGAAGGGGCAGGCTATTCCTCCTGAAACGGATCCAAAAAAATCCTATGCTTCGATGAGCGATAATCTTCGCGGCAAAGTCCTCATGCGGATGGACGAGCTCAGAAAGCAGAACGTCGACAAGACCGAAGCCTTTAATCAGGCTGTTTCAGAAACCATTTCCGCAGATTCCGCTTCCCGTCAAAAAATTGGCGGCACGGTGAGCGAATTCGGAAAGACGGCATCCGATTATTACGCCAAAAAAGGGGAGCGGTTCGAGCCGCCTGCCAGCATCAAGGGGAAAAACGTATGGGATAACCCGGGCCTTCTCAAGAGTCCTACGTGGTGGGCCTATAACACCTCTCAGATGCTTCCCTCCCTGATGGCGACTTACATTCCGGGGCTCGGGACGGCTTCCGTTCTTACCAAACTGAATGTGACGGCGAATGCGGCGAAGATCGGGGCGGCGCTTGTCGGCGGTATGGCGGGGGGCGCCCTCGAAGGATCGAGCACGTACAAAGACGTTTTAAAGAACGGCGGAACAGAAGAAGAAGCGGCGAGGGCCGCCGAACTCATGGCGCTCGCATCGGCCGGTCTCAACGCCCTTTCGACCCGAAAGCTGCTTGATAAAGCCGGGCAAGGTTTTCTCGGGAAGCTCAAAAAGGCCGGAATCAACTTTGTGACGGAAGGAAGCACTGAAGGCGCCGAAGAGCCCGCCGATGTCGCGTCAAGGCTTGCGGCGAAACTCATTACCGGGCAATCCCTTCCGGAGAATATCGGGGGTCTTTTCGTCGAATCGCTGAAAGAAGCGGCGACGGTGTTTCCGATCGCAGGCGTCACCGGTGCCGGAGCCTCCGTAATGGGGAGAAGCGAGAAGGCCCAAAAAGCGCCGGAGGCAGCCGACAAGACGCAATGGATAGACACCAGGGATCAGCGCTATCTTGACCAGATGAGGGCGGACCTTCGGAGCGGAAAGCTTTCTCTCGAAGAAGCAATCGCGAGAAGATCCAGAGAGCCAGCGCATCTTGGTGTCGATATCGATAAGATCCTCACCGAAGAAGCGAATGTTTCAGAGGAGAACCTTTTTCCCGGCCAGACCCCGGAAGAACAAAAGGAGATCGAAGCCGACATCAAGCGGCAGAGAGAGAAAAAGGCCGCTCCCGACAAGGCAATGGAAGCGGCGAAGAAAAGACAGTCCGAGATCGACCGGATCTCCCGTGAAGAAATAGAGTCCGAAGAAGTCGAGAGACAAGACGCGCTGAAGGGATATGGTCTTTCAAGAAGCGGCGACGTCCCGGGGCAAGGCGTCGATATAGGCCAGCAAAACAGAGAGCTTTTAAGGCGCGGCATTATGCCGGAACAGGAGAAAGGCGCGGTCAAAGGGCTTGAGCCAGTTCCATCAAAGGCGATCCGGCTTCCAATGGAGGGGAGGCTTATCGGGGTAGTTGAAAGACCGTCTCCCCCTAAGGCCCTCCCGCCCGGCGAGAGCCGACCGGTTGCAGCTCTGCCGTGGCAAGACTTTGAGGTCGTTGGAGACCGCCCTCGCGGTATGGAGCTTGTTCCGTCAAAGGCGATCAGAATGCCTGCCCCGCTGCCAGAAATCACCATCGACGGGAAAGAATACAGGAAGACCGGAGAGGCCAAGGTAAGCGGCGAAACGGTGGGCCGGTGGGAGACGAAAGGGAAAGAGGGGTGGACTGCGATCAAGAACGTCGAGAGGCTGAAGAAGCTCGACGAAGAGAAGGCGGTGCAATGGGAAGCCGAGGGGGAGGTAAAGCCGAAAGTTCACGATTACAGCAGCACGCAAATCAATCTCCCCGAGCTGGAAGCCGAGAGCATCCGCAGATTCGCGGCGAAGATCCCCGAAAAGGAAATCTATACGGCGCCAGATGACAACTACGGCCGGGAGGCAGAGCCGCATGTCACCGTCAGATACGGCATGGAAACGCTCGACCCGGGCGAGATCGCTCCCGCCTTCGAGGGTATGGGTCCGATCAAGGCGAAGATGGGGAAAGTCTCGATTTTCGAATCCGACAAGTACGATGTGGTAAAAGTCGATATCGAAAGTGACGATCTTCGGTCTGCAAATAAAAGAGTGGGTGAAACCGTCGATCTTCCCGGAGAGACGTTCAAGGACTACAAGCCTCACGCGACCATCGCCTATGTAAAGAAGGGCGAAGGAAAGAAATATGTCGGGAATGCTGCTTTCGAGGGGAAAGAAATAACCATAGATGAGATCGTGCTATCGGCCAAAGACGGCAAGATGCACAAGATCAAGCTCTCCCCCAAGCCCGAAGCCGAACCGGAAGCCAAGTCCGAAATCATCAAGGTCCGGGACGTTTACGGCCAATCCCGCTACGTGAACAAGGCCGATCTCGACAGCGGAAAAGACAGGCTCAGTGTCTATAACCCCGACGGGTCAAAGAAGGACGGAAGGATGCTTCTTCGGGATAACATCGATATCGACGGGAGCAAACAGAAAGCCCGCAACGCCGAAGCCGGAACCCCGGATCTCGTTTTCCGGGAAGATGAAAAAGGAAACTATTCCTTTGGCTCAAGGGCGGCGGCACAAAGAGAACTGAACCGGCGCGGTCTTGAAGAAACTCACGAAGTCGTCAACGCCAAGGATGAAGGTTTCCAGGCCGGTTTCATCGGGAAGCGAAAGGGAGAGAAGCCCGAAGCCAAGAAGGAGGCTCCGAAGGAAGAAGCCAAGGCCCCCGCAGAAGTCGAAGAAACCGGCGAGATCATCGCGATCGAAACCATGCGGGATGGAAATAAATATGAATACCGCGTGGGAAGGATTCCCCCTGAAGAACGAAGGGCGTCTCCACAACTGACACACCGGATCGAAATGCGAACGGTCGGCGGTTCGGGCAAATGGGAAACCGCCGGGCATGGCTCTCAGCTGAACGAAGCAAGGGCGATTGAAAGGTTTGCCGAAAGAATCGCGGAAGCAGAGGCAACCAGGGACTTTGAATTCAAAAACCAGACGCTCAAAGAAAAGGCCGAAGCCGAAAGAGCGCGGATCGAAGAAAAAGAAAAGGCTGAAGAAAAAATAGCATCGGATCTCGCTGAAAAGAGGGAGAAGGAACAGGCAGAGCTTTACGCCAACGAAGAACAGATCAAAGCAACAATGGAAGGCATTTCCTTCAAGCGGAAAATGATTTCTATCGCCCAAAAGAACGCGGAAGGCAACAAAAAGCGGGAAGACGTTTCAGCTTTTGTAATCGGCGACTACGGATACCGCAAAGAGGAAAAGACCTATACCATAACCCACATCCCGAGCGGGATGGCCGCAGTATCGGACCTTGAGTTAAAAGAAGCAAGGGAATTGACATACCGGCTGTCGTTGTCTTCTGGAAAATGGGACGGCAAGGGCAAGCTTTCGGAAGAATTTAAAGAGGCAGGCGCAAGGGTTCTCCGACAGTTTCGGGAAAGAAAGCCGATTCAAGAGGCTCCCCCCAAAAAAGAGGAGAAGGCTCCGGAGAAAGCTGAAAGCCCGGATGGAGCCGAAACCCTCATTCCCTTCTCGCCTTCAGACCTTTCGCTCCAAGCTGCGCAAGCCGCGCACAGAGGCACAAGCTGGACGCCTGACGAAAGAGGCAAGCAAGAGCAGCAGGGGTATTTCGACGCGATCAAGAGCGTCCATGACGACATCGCAAAAGACATAACCCCTGAGCAGAGAGAACGAGCCGCCGAAGAGTTGACCCGGTTCAAAGAATCGTATCTTCGAAAATACATGGAGGTGCTTTCTTCTCGTTCCAGAGTAATGAGCACCATGATAGCGGGGGGCTCTAACTTTCCGTCGCGGAGCAACCAAAAGAAGGGCGATACCGCCGATAAAAAAATGAAGGAGTTTTTCGAGTGGCGGGACCGGGCCGTAAAAGCCATACGTAAGAATCTCGGGCTTGACGGGGGGAGTGCCATTTCGAGCGATGATGCCGATGCCGTAGAAAAAATCGATGATAAGATTCAAAAACTTGAGGAGCGGCAGGAGTTGATGAAGAAGGTCAACGCCGCCTATCGGAACTTTCTCAAAAAACCCGAATCGCTCGAAACGGCAGATATCCCCGATCAATACAAGAACGTCATCCGCAAGTTTGAACCAGATCCGCTTGTCGAAAAGCCTTTTCCATCTTTCGAGCTTACGAACAATGCGGCGAACATCCGAAGACTGAAAGAACGCTCGGGGCAGATCGAGAAAGCAAGGGGAGACGAAACCGCCGAGTTCGAAGCGAACGGAATCACCGTCACCGACAGCGTAGAGGATAACCGGGTTCAGATTACATTCCCTGGAAAGCCGGATGCCGAAACGATAAAGAGGCTCAAGGGTGGCGCGTTCAAGTGGGCTCCCTCTCTTGGGGTGTGGCAACGGATGAGATCGCCAGCCGCTTTGCAGATTGCAAAGGACATTGCCGGAGTCGAGTCCTCCCCCCTTTACAGCACCCTATCCCCCGATGTAAGAAGAGGAGTGGACTCTAAAACGGGGCAGGGCATACCCACTCCGAAAACCCCCGAGAGCCCGAGGAGTGGGGCAGCAATTCCGAAGTCATTCTTGGAGCATGGCGATATCAACAAGGATGGCGATTTAACCATTTACCATGCTTCCCGAGAGGCTTGGGAAGGCCCCTTTGATTTCGGGAAAGTGGGGCAACGTGGCGCTACCCAAGGATGGGGGGCGTATTTAGCCACAAACGTAAAAGATGCTAAAAAGTTCGGCAAGAACATCAAAAAGATCACGCTTTCCCCTGAAGACCAAGGGAAGTTTCTGGACGGGTCTGCCAGCCTCGAAAACCAAACCCCCTATGTTCGCGAAGCGCTTAAAGACATAACAGCCTCAATCAAAAGCCCTAAAGATGACGACGTAATTCAAAATGCAGCCGGGTGGGTAAAAAAGAATGAGCAGATGTATCTGGGCGATCCGGTCTTTAAGCAGATCGCAGACCTGCGATGGAAGCCGAAAGCGCTTGTTGAATATCTTCAAACAGTAGAGCCGCCATCAAGAAGGGAAAGCATTACTAGGGAGATTGTCGGTCAAGTAAACATGACGGGCGATCAGCTTTATTCGTTCCTTGTAAACGAGAAATGGGGGAACGAAAGAAAGGCATCCCAGGCGTTGCGCGACAGGGGTATTCCCGGCATTATCACCGGCAGATCCGACCTCCACACGGTAACCGGATCTCCAACGGTTGTGCTTTGGGATGAGGATTACCTGAGTTTTAATCCATCCCCCCCGGCGAAGAGTGCCGGGCAGTATTCCACCGCCCCCCGCTCCTTCTCCACCCTCTCCCCCATAGACATCCGGGAGATTTTCGCAAAGCTCGGACAAGATTCGACCTTAAACGAAGATGGTTCAATCACCGTCCAAACCAAAGGCGGGTGGAGCTTCAGCGTAAATCAGGTCGAAGAGATCGAGCCGGATCAAATCGCCTTCCAGCTTGCCTACGGTCGCCAGTACGACAAGGAGAAAGACGGCCCTATCGCCGGCCGGTATCTCGACGGGAATATCACGCTCTCGCGATACGGCGATAAATTCACGCTCAAAGCTCATGAGCCGGAACATATGTTCGAGGACATGGGTATCATCCGCCCCCTCGAAATCCGAGCGATGAACGCCACCCTTCGAGGCCAAGGGCTCACCCCATCAAAGGAGTCTCGGGCCAAGTGGGTGGAAGATAACCTCTACCGGCGAGACAAGGTGCGGAATTCCATCCTCCGCGGGATGCTCCAGAGGATCGCGGACTTCGTTGATTCTCTCGCGAATCTTTTCAAGGCGACTTCCCGCTCTGTCTTGAGGGGAATGGAGTCGGGCAAAATCTTTAACCGGGCTCCGGGGGCCAGTCAATTCGCCAAAGAAGAAAGCCTCTCTTTCAAGGACGCGCCAGTCTCAGGCCGGGTAGCCCTTACTAAAGAGAGCCGCCCCTTTAAGAAAGCCCTCACATGGGACGAGCCTCTTGCATCCGAGGCATACGACCGGCTTATTGCCCAGGCACGGAAAGAATTCAAGCCCGAGGCCGACCTTAAAGGGATCGCCTCAGCTCAAAGCATCGATCGATTCGAGCGGATCTTAAACGTCCTCAAGAAATCCGACGGAGACGGAGAAGGTGTCTACGATTTTTTAGTGGAATTCATGGCGCCCGGGTGGAACGGCCATGACGCGGCCGGCGCTTCCCGTTTTCTGATGAGAGCTGGCTTCGACGGGGTGAAGTTCGGAAAAGGGATCGAGGCGAAGTACGAAGCGTTTGACGCGAAAAGAGAGCAGTATTCCCTTGCCTCAGACAGATTGACCCGTGGCACGCTTGATGAAGACGAGCAGCTTTACGACGATTATTTCGGGGAGGTAGCGGAAAGGGGTGAAACCCCAGGCGGTTCTTTCAGCGAAGAAAACCGGAAAATAAAGGAAGAGGATAAAACGCTCTGGGACCGGGCCGGGAAAATGCTAAGGAGGCAGTTTCGGCCGGGTGGCCTCCTCCCGCGTTCTGTCTTTGAAGAAAAGGTCACCCGGGATGAAGAGTTCAACGTGGTCGAATTCGACACGAGACACCTTATCGGGAGCCTCGAAAGTCACATCAAAAAGGAATATAAGGCCCCCTTCGAAAAACTCCCCAAGGCCACACAGAAGAAGCTCGCCGAAGCCTTAACCGGCGCCATAGCTGTCGATATCAAACCGGCGACGAAAGCGACCATCGTTTCGATGAGGCGGTATGTCGATGGCATGTCCCAAGAATACGCCGGCATTCTCTTTAACCAGGCAAGAGACCTTCTTTCTCAAGGAAGGACCGAGGCGGCGGTCGCGAAGGTCGATCTTTTAAACACCATCATCGAGAACATGGGGGAATACGTCCACAGGTCATACAGAGCCTTCGATGATAAGAATTGGTTTAAAAAAGTCCCGAACGAAGTCTTGAGCCGGGCGCGGCGATACCTTGAGAGCCGGTATATCGAAAGCGGCGAAACCCCGGAAGAGGCGCAAAGGAAATCCGCTCTCACCGCCGAAAAGATTCTAAAGACCGGGACCGCCTACGACAGTCTCGAAGGTTTCATCAAGGAATCGAAGCTCGGCGCAAAAGACCTCAGCGTTTTAAAGCGAAGGAAAAAGATCGCCCCCGAGATCAGGGAGCTCTTGGGAGAATACGAGGACCCGAGGATCAACTTTGCGAAGACCGCAACCAAGATGGGGCGACTCATCTGGAACCAGAGGTTTTTAGACACGGTGCGCGGTAAGGGAATGGGGGTGTTTCTCTTTGAAGGCGAAAATAGACCCCTCGGGGCGACAAAGCAGATCGCCGCCGAAGGCTCCGAAGTCTACGCCCCCTTAAACGGACTCTGGACTTTCCCCGAGATCGAGCAGTCTTTTAAGGATGCCCTTGGGAAAGAGCAGATGGCGAATTGGTATCGCTCGATCGTCCAGTTAAACGGAGCGGTGAAATTCGGGAAAACGATTCTCGCCCCGACGACCGCGGCGCGCAACTGGCAATCGGCTTTCTTCTTTGCCCTCGCGAACGGTCACTTCGATCTTTCGCAGATGAAAAAATCTCTTTCGGGATTAAGGGAATATTTCACCCAAAAGGGAGACCAGGCGCAGCTCGATTATTTAAGAAAGCTCTTAAAGCTCGGGGTCGTCTACGATTCTCCGTATGCGGGCGAAATGATGCGGCTCTTAAACGATGCAGCGAACGAGGACGTTCTTTTATCCCCCGATAAGTTAAAGCTCAAAAACGCCCTCAAATACGCGCAGAAATTCTATCAGTTCGGGGATGACTTCTGGAAGATCATCGGCTTTGAGAACGAGAAAAATTCCTTTGTCAAAAGCGGCATGACCCTACCCGAAGCAGAAAAGGAAGCCGCCGAAAGAATCCGGAACACCTACCCCACTTACAGCATGGTCGGAAGATTCGTCCAAAGCTTGAGACGCTTCCCGCTCGCCGGAACCTTCGTATCGTTCCCATCTGAGATCATAAGAACCTCTGCGAACATGATGCACTACGCCGCGAAGGATTTTAAGGAGGGGAGAAAGGGGCTCGCTTTAAAACGCGCGGCCGGCATGGTGATCGCGGCGGGTTGGACGGCGGGGCTTCAGGCGCTTTCAATGGCGGCCTTCGGTGTGGACGAAGAGGACGAGGCCGTTCGAAAGCTCTCGGCCCCCTGGAACCAGAACTCGAACCTTCTTTACACCGGTAGAGACGAAAAGGGTCAGCTCCAATATATCGATCTATCTTATCTTGACCCCTATAACTACTGGAAGCGGCCGATCACGGCGATTTTAAGAGATCAGCCGTGGGAAAGAAAATTAACCGATTCTCTCTATGAAACGCTCGAGCCCTTCCTCGGGACCGACATCACGGCCGGGGCCGTCTTTGAAATCGTCGCGAATAAAAAAAGAGAAACGGGCTCTCCGATCTGGAGCATAAACGATACCCCGCAAAAACAATTAAAGGACATCGCGGATCACTTGAGAAAGGCCCTTCAGCCTGGAATCGCCTCGAACGTCGAGAGGACCTTAAAGGCGATCCGGGGGGAATACTCTCCATCAGGGAAAAAGTACGACATCGAGGATGAGGCTCTTGCGTGGGTCGGCTACCGGGTGACGACGCTCGACCCCAAGGTATCGGTTTATTTTAAGAGCTTTGAATTTAACGACAATAAGAGCGACGCCTTAAAGAACGTGAAGAGTGCCCTGAGAGACCCGAACCCGGTCGGCGATAAGGAATTAAAGGCGGCCTACCAATCTTCGACAAGAAAGCTCAACAGCGCCTACCGCGAAATGTCCCAGGTCGTACAGGCTGCGAAAAAAAGCGGCCTCAACAACGCCGAGATTTATAGGGTTTTACAGGCAAGCGGGATATCGGTCCAGGACTCGGCCATGCTGATAAACAACACGAAGCCGACCTGGGCGCCATCGAAAGAGCAGATCATGGACGATATCAAGAAGGCTTCGATTTTAAGAGACGAGGGGAGCCGCGTTCGAGAAAGATACCTGAAGCTCGTTAAGATAATCACCGAAAAATAGGAGACGGAAAATGGCCGGAAGCAGCGTAACCCAGACGAGAGAAACGAACCACCGCAAGGTCAAAACCCCACCAACAGAAGTGATTGTTACCCTTGTGTGCCTTTCGGACGACGCAAACGGGCTTGTGCCGGCCAAAGTTGTCGACGGCCTCGAAGACTTCGTGATCACCGAAGTGTGGCCGGTCCCCCACGCGACGACGCCCTTTACGAGCGCTTTCGAAGTGAGGATCGAGGAGACCGCAACCTCAGGAAGGATTTTCTTGAGCGGGTCGATCGCGGTCACCAGCAAGGAAGCTCTCGCCGGGAATGTCGGGAGTAACTCCGGCGGATACCCGAGGATGCCCGCGAGCGCCACCATGAAGATCGTAAACCCGGCCGATCACTCGACGCTGCTCAATGTCGGAAACGCGAAGACGCACACCATTAAAATCCGGTGCGAGCGAAAGTAAAGGAGGGGGTCATGGGAAACAAATTACCGGTTCCTCCGGGGTTGTGGAAATACTTATTGGGAAAACTCACCCCCGTAAAATCGGACGCTCCGGTTGAGATCCCGGGGGGAATCGATAACACGGCCATCGGGACCAACACCCCGGCGGCGATTAAAGGCACTACCGGGGACTTTTCGGGGGCCGTAGTCATCGGGGATACGGAAATCGATCCCGCCACCGGTATTGCGCTTACGACCGGGGAAAACCTTGAAGACAGGCTCACGCGAGAGGCCGGAAAATATAATCTTTTGCATGAGACAGAATTTCCCGGCTCTTCTCTGCCGATAGGATGGGCTGAGGCGGGCGGGTGGACAGTAAACGAAAGCCTTATTCCTCCCGGTGCCGGAGGTTGGAACAAGCTCGCCTACTGGAACAGGCAGACCACTCCTGACAAGGCAACGGTGCGTGCCCGGTTTGCCTTGACTGACCTTGATGCAAAATTTTCGCTTGTCCGAAAGCCCTCCGGAGTTATCGGAGGTACGGTCGGTGAGATTGATTTTTCGACTGCAACAATCTCTTTGTACGGCGATTGGGACGGCACCACAACGCCTCCGGCGGTGGCTGAAAGCGCGGCATTCGGGTTTACTCCAAGCGCATCGCATCTGTATGAAGTGGCACTTAAAAACGACGCTCGCAGCATCACACTCACCTTGACGGATCTCACGACCGGGGACACGATTTCTACCACGGACTCTGACGCGGGGGCAGCGTGGGATAATCCCGGCATAATGTATCACGCGGGAGGCGTAGCGTTTTCTCAATTTTCTTTTTATGCCGACATGCCAAAAGCGCCGCAGGTGCTGGTTCTGGGGGATAGTCTGGCAGAGGGTTCCACCCTTTTATCGAATGGCGCGTCTCCCTCTGATAGATGGGCGGATAAAGTGCGCGTGAAATTGGTCGGGGATGTCGCTATTCTTGGCCGGGGCGGGGAGTCAGCCGCTTCGATCCGGAGCAGGCTATCCACCGATTTAGATAGCTACGAGCCGAGATATGTTGTCATTGCCCTCGGGACAAATGATTCGGTGTATGCGGATTGGCTTGTCGATATATCAAACATCATTGGGATGGTGGAGGCGAAGGGTGCGATACCGGTGCTTACGACCTTCCCTCCGAGGGCCGACCGGCAAGCGTTTTTAAATTCAGTAAACGCCTATATTCGCGGAAGTGGTTATCTTTACGTTGATTTTGCCAAGGCTCTCACCGCGAATAATGACGGCACGACCTGGGCAAGTGGTGTTGTTTATAGCGACAATATTCACCCGAACGTAGCCGGTCATCTTGCCATGTTCGAGCGTTTCGTGCAGGATTTGCCACAAGTGTTTTATAAATCCGGTGTATCTGGGTATTCGAAGCGAGAGATAGACGCTCTTCAGTCCGTAGCAAATATTTCAAGAAATAAAGTCCAAGCCATTAAGATGACCGGCGCGAGTTCCGGAACAGGTATCGCGGTCGCAGATAACGCCCTTATAAATCCAGGCACGGGGGCTTTTTCTCTCTATTTTGAGGGTAGTCTCGATGACTGGGCGTTTGTAGGGTTATACGGGGATCTTATTCGGAAATGGGGCAGCAATCTCGGGTATCTGCTGAGGCTCACCGACAATGATACTGTTCAGCTTTACCTCAATGCGGCTACCTATAACGCGACAGCCAAGTCGGGCTTTGCGGCGGGGCAGCGCGGAGCTATCGGTGTATCTATAACGCCTCCATCTCTTTCGGTGCCGGGCTCAGTGGCGTTTTTCAGGAACGGAAAAAGGCTTGGTGTGCCGATTGCCATTCCAGCAGCGGCTCCAGCGAATATTACATCCGCGCTGGATTTATATATTCTCGGGCAAAGCAGCCTCATAATCGCAGGAGAGGCTATCCAGGCCGCGTATTTCAACTATGCTTTAACTGCCGATCAACACCTTGATTTATATGAAAACGGCATCGATAATTTCGAGGGTGGACCATATCTGTTTTTGTATGAAATGGATTGCTCTGTCGATGAAAACGGCTGGCTCGCTACGGCTGGAGTGGTAGCCGGTAATGTCGATGCGATTGGGGGTGTGGATAATTGGCTAAGACACACCATTAACGACTCGAATACGTTCCATGGGGTGAGGCGCACCACGCCTGTGATTACGGTGGGAGTGGATTACGATGTTGAGTTCGATTATTTTATACCCTCTTCAAACTCGGCTCTGGACGGTATTGGTTTATCGCCGGGGGATGGATGGGCGCCGTTTGATGGAGCGGTGGCGGGTACGCTCGATGCGGTGACACATTTTTCTGCCACGGTAACAGCGACGGCTACAACCGGATTCCGACTTACTGCGATGGACGGTGCGGCAATCAGTTTTGCTGATGCCGGTGGGGATGACGTTTTTTATATCAAAAATTTCAAGGTGAAACAAAGCGGGGTAATGGCCGGAGCGGTGCTGGCTCTACTGCCGAAAAATATACAGCCTGCTCCGGGGCAATGGCTGGATGCCTCAAAAAATAAGCTCCATGCCATGCAGCCTGCGAGCGGGTCAAGCCTTGTCGAACCTAAGCGCGATTTCGAATTCCGGTGGACAAATACATGGACGGCATCAAGCGCCGCCCAATACATCGGCGGGGTGAATCAGGCGGTTATTACGGCCAGGCACTTTATAGAATCGTGGGTAACAAAAGCGTCCGGAGAGGACATTGAAGACCTTGAAGGGGGCGATGGCGCAGATGCTGATCGTTTCGTGGCGACCTTTACTCCCACAACCATTCCGACGCCCCAAGCGCTCGCCAACCGGGTGTCAGACGGGGTAAATCACGAACTCGTCTACACGCCAGCGGCAGAGGCGACGATGAAGGTAGAGACGATTATCAGGGGCTACCTGTTGGAGCCGTAGGGCGCGTAGTGATGGGATCTACAAATCCCGGGTAGCGTAATCCTCATGTTACTCGACCCTATCGACAAACCCCCTGACCCATGCCCAACCTGCGAACGCGAGAACGCACGGGTGGAGTGGGTCAAGGAGGTGGTTCGGAAAATGCGGGAGGACTGGCGGCTGCCGCGTGTTCTTTACCGGGATGCGCGGCCCGCTGATTGCGTTGCCTCGTTTTTTGCCTGATGCACGCCGGCGCCAAAGGCTTTGCGCAGTTGCGCGAGCGTGTATTTCTTTTCGTCATCGTCCTTGGCGCGTGCTTTTTCTTTTAATTCTTCCGCGCATCCTATGTACCCCTTTAACGTCTCGATCAGCCATTCGTATTCTGACTCATCGCAATCTTCTTCCATCGCCTCCAGGCAACAATTTAACCCTTCAAAAGCTCCGCCCCAAACTGACGCGAACTTTTCCACGCTCATATGGCGGCCTCCTTTCTGGCCTGAATTTCGGGGATACGTAACAAGGCGGGACGGTTAAAATATACACGATTTTTGACGAAACCGCAAGCACGCAACCGCAAGCAGGCATCGGGGCGAGAGGATTTGAACCTCCGACTTCCTGCTCCCAAAGCAGTTTACGCCCCACGATTAGTCAATTTATTCAATATTTTCCATATTTCCAATTGCGCCGCTTGCGGTCTTTTGCACCTCGTTTGAGCCAGAACCGCAAGCATTATCCGCAAGCATAAATTTTCCCTCTAACCGGGACATGGCATCTTTCATGCTGTCGCCGATGGAATGCAAATAAATCTCGGTCGTTCTCACTTCCAGATGGCCCAAAATGCCGGAAATTGTTTTGGTCGAAACCTTCTCTTTGTCGGAGAGAAGGCTCGCTACAAAATGACGCAAGGCATGGAACCCGAACGGAGGATCTATTCCGGCTTTTTTGCAGAGCGAAGGCATGAGCTTGGGGCGATTTTTGAACCTGCGTTTCGTTACCGGATTGTAAAATACGATGGCGTCCTGTTCGCGGTTGTCCCATAGGCGCTTTAGAATGTCATAAAGATCGGCGTTCATGTACGTGCCGATCGGTGCGTATGCTCCCCCTTTTCGTTTTCTTGTCCACCTGGTAACTTGGCGCTTCTCGAAATTCACATCCAGCCATCTGAGCCTCAATATTTCATCGATTCTGGCAACGGTGTGAAGGAGGGTCAAGATAAGCGGCCTGTCGTTTGGGCCTGCGGCGAGTATGAGCTTTAAAACTTCTTCCTCGGAAGGAATGCGCTTTTCGGCCGGCGTGTGCGGCATTTTGTCGATATCCTCACACGGGTTGATATGGATGAGCTTCAGCCGTTTTTTTGCATACGCGAATAGGGCGGACAGGTCTTTTCTGTGCACATTCAAGTTATGATTGGAATGTCGGGTGTTCAAATAAGCGCCGACGATCTGAGGCGTGATTTCATCGATCGGGATGTTTCCAGCGTATTCGAGGAAGGACTTGTAAACGTAGGCTTTATATTTGTAAGTTTTGGTCGCGAATCGTCTTTCGGCTTCATCAAGGTACAGGGACGCGCATTCCCTAAAGGCCATGCCGTGTTGGGTCTGTTGTTGCTTTGATGCCCCCTGCACTTCCTTTCGGCGCGTTTCTCTTCCTGCCCGGGCAGCTCCCTTTGTCGCGAACCCTCCCCCGGCATAGGTCTTCAGAAGGTATTGAAACGAGTACCGCCAGTCTCCCCGCTCCTTGTCCTTCCATAACCCCATTAATTGCCTCCCGGCGAAACCGCAACGCTCGGATACCTGCGGGGAAAAACCCGCCCAAGCGTCGCTGATTGTCGTATACGGCCCGCTCCGAAATGTTTAAAAGCTCCGCAACCTCTTTCACCGTGAGCAGCGGAGAAAGCTTTTCGGGTTCTTCATTATATTTTCTTGCCGGGAGTGTCAAGGATTTGCCTATTTCATAACAGCGGTCATAACCGGATGGTATTCCACCGGCTTGAGGTCTTTCTTCAAATACAGCGGATGCCCCGGATGCCCGCCTCCGGTCACCGTGAGGCACGACAGCCGACCGGCGAGCATTTGCTCAACCTGCTCGGCGCGGTTCAGGTGCTCTCCGTGATTTCCCCATGCAGCCACAATCACCCCGGCCCAATTCGCCGCGCATTTGATGATTCGGTCGTTATCCTGTCCAATCGGCTCAGAGGCGGCTTTCATTTCCTTCGGATCCGTCGCCCTAAAGCTGAAGATGTTCGCCATCCAGAGGCTGC